CTAATTCCCCTTCGTTACTTCCCTCGCCCACTCCTGCAGGTACTCGAGCGCCGCTTGATCCTGCTTCATTCCTCGGCGGATATCCCAAACAGCGCGTCCAGCTGCTGCACTGAGTTCGACGCTGGCTGCATCGCCCACGCTGCCGGCGCCGGTGGCGGCGGACACGATGGCGTCGGCTCTGGCAACCTTGACTTCGATCCGCAGGCGGCGACGCTCATCGTTAGCAGAGCTATACAGACGCTCGAGGCGATCGTTTTCGGTGAGTGCATGGCTCAGTCTCTCGGTTGATTGTTGGTCGGCCTTGGCCAAGCGCTGCTCGAGCGCCAGACGGTCGGACTGCTGTTTGAGGATCACCGCAGCATTTGCCTCAGCAACCTGGCGCAGGAATGTCTCGTGCGTCGCCGCCTGATCGGCCAGGCGCTTGCCGTAGGCATTCCCCTGCCACTGCCACGCCCCGGCAGCCGAAAGGGCCATCAGCGCAAGCACAGCGGCTCCTGCAGCGATCAGCTTGTACTGCTTGAACAGGGCGATCATCGCATCACCTCACGGACTGCTGCGGCGAAGTTCCGTCCCCACTTGGCGCGGAGCTCGGCGCGCTGCTCGGCAGTCCCTCTGTCATAGGCGCCAGGGCGCCACGTCTTCAGGTACAGCTTCCAGCCGCCTTCCACGTCATCCTCGCTCGGCAGCCTGCCCGGGTCGCTCCAGAGCAGAAGGCGAGCCAGCCCAGCGGCCAGCACGTCGTCGTGTTCAATGGCGTTCCAGATCGACCGATTGTCCGGCGCAACGCCGCGGGCACGGTACAGCGCCGCAGCATGGGCCTCGGTCGCCTCATGCTTGCGAACGCCGGCCACCATCCCGCCGCCGAGCTCACCTTGCCAGAACGATCTGGCAGGACCATTGCCCATTTGGCGGCGATGGACGAACCGGCTTTCCTGCAGTCCGATAGCCAGCAGCATGATCTCAGCCTCTCGGCTAGACATACGCGCAGGCAGCAGCGCGAGAGCGGGCGCTATGGCTCGCTCCCGTAGTTCTGAGAGGGTCATGATTTTCTTCCAGGCAGAAAAAAGCCCCGACTGGCGGGGCTGTTAGGCGAATACTAGGGTGTGGGCTCCGACAGGGATCGGGTTAACCGCCTGCGCCCATGTCAGCTCAACCGTTTCCGAGCCAGAAAAGCTCATTGCAGACTTTGGTACAGCCGCCGCCCCGTCGATGGACAAGGAGGTAAACGGCACGTCCGCTATGCTCGAAAACGGGCCGACTATGGTCATGTACATAGCTCCAGAGGCCCACTCTATCGACTGCAGCTCTCCGCGCGCACCGCTTACGTTAGCGGCCCCAGCGAACACGTTAGCGAACTGCGGAGTAATCGACCCATATAGCCCCTTGTAGAAACCAGTAACCCCCGAGGCTACGGTGCTTGCCGCAGAGCTAAGCGACACGTTGACAGGTACGGCGGTAGCCCGCGCAAAGCCCGCCACCACACCGGGCATCATGCGGCCACCGTTTGGCCGATCACGTCCCATTCGTTCGTGCCGACCTTCTTCAGGGTTACTGTCATGCGCGCGGTCATACTGAGCGTGCCGCCTGACGGAGCGTTGAGCGTGACCCCACTGGCCGACGCTAGGGTAACGTTGCCCAGCGCGCGGACGGTGATCTCGGTTCCGATCTCAAACGCCACGGATGCGTTTGTTGGCACCGTCAGCGTAATGGAGCCTGTCGTGCCAGGACGCAGGTAGTTCCAGGCGTCAGTCAGGGCCAGCGTGCGGCTGGTGGCAGTGCTGATAATTGAGGACTTGTCCTGCTTGGCGGCGGGGTCGAAGTTACCTGAGTGGTAGTAGACCTGCCACGCGCTCCACTCGCCACCGCTATTACTGCGTACCCGAAACGCCTTACGGCCTATTGGGGCAGATGAGCTACCATAATCACAAGCCTCTTGCACCACCGACGAGTTTGTATAGGTCTGCTGAGTTTCTATGTAGACAAACGATCCGAAGTTGGGAGGGAACGTCCCTGGGTTGCTGGTAGAAAAAAGCCCAGACTCGCCGCCAACCAGCGTGTCTATGTTCTTACCACCAGAAGAGCTGTAGTAAGCGCCATAGTTTGCCAATACAGCGAAGCGAGCGCCCTCCGTTGTAGTTACCGCCCCGGCAGTGGTGTCGGTGGGCGATGACTGCACCCGACTGATCGGCAGTTTTTCATCCTGCAGTTTTTTCCCCTGGGCAGCGGTAAGCGCCTGGCTGGTGCTGGTACTGGTCAGCGTGTTGTTGAGCTGTACCAGGCCGGTCTCGCTGGTGGAAGCGGCCGGGATGCTCAGCGCGTGGGTGTGGCTGGTGCTGCTGACGCTGTTGCTGCTGCTGGTACTTATGGTGCTTGGTGTGCCGAGGGCCAGGGTACGATCGGCCGCCAGGCTGCCGCCGCCAGTGAGGCCGGCGCCGGCTGTCAGCTGGCGCGAGGTTTCCACGGGGCTGAGGTTGCCGGTGCTGAAGAACTCCACGGGGCTAGTCCAACCCGTGCCGTCAAACCGGGTCATCGCCAGTCGCTGGTCATTGGGGAATAAAAACGCACACGGTCGACCGCCTCGGTTAACAACCCATCCGCCTAGGTTGTCGCCGATTGGAAGCCCGGCTGCGGTTAAGTTGAATATCTGGCTGACCGTGCCGTTGAGCCCTCCACCGGGAAGATCGGCAAGCGACGGAAAGGACGGGGTGGTTCTCGTCCCCACCCCAAACGCCCCCACAGCCATCAACGCCCCGGCAGTGGTGTCGGTTGGGGAGGTCTGCACATTCGCATTCGCCGCAGTCCCCATTAGGTTCAGCCGCGCCTGAATTTTCCCCAACGCCGACAGCACCGTATCCGCCGCCGTGATCGCCGCTGCCACAGGCATACTCAGCCCGGTCAGCACCGTGGTCCGCACCCGGTGCTCGCTGAAATACAGGTTCGTCGAGCCCTCGGCCAGTGCGTCGGTGGTGCCTGGCGACGGGTTGATCTCCGCGTAGGTCGAGCCGGTCCAGCGGTACTGGCGGGTTGGGTTTGCGGCTGTGCCCTGGTTGATCGCTATGTATATTTTCCCCGTCTCGCCCGTCGCGGGGAACTGCGCCGTAGTGGCGTACTCCAGCACGTCGTCGACATAGCTCGGCAGCTGGCTGGCTGGGATGCGGGCGAACTCGTCCAGCGTAGCGATGCCGCCGGAGACTCCACGCTCGCTGGTGTTGATCTTGTTATCCAGCGCGGCCTGCAGCCCGGTCACGGTGCTGATCGCCTGGCTGCCGGTATGAGTCGCACGGTCGCGCAGCTGGGCGTCCGTGGCGTTTGCCGTGGCGCCGGCCGCGATGCCATCGAGCTTTGTCTTCATCGCGCTGGCAGCCCACCACGCCGCGATCGCTTGGAACACGCGCAGAGCGGTCCAGGCACGACGAGTCGTGGCGGTTCCGGCTTCGGCTTCGGATTGGGTGACGGTCGACGCCGTCCACTCGCGGGCGTCGGTGAGGCGGCTGTCGGTTGTCGCAATGCCCAGCTGCTTGACGGTGTTGTCGCTGTGCTTGGTGTATAGCTTGGCGTCGGCGGTATTGACCGCCAGTTCGCCAATTTCGAGGTCGGTTGCAAGCGGGACTTTAGCCGCCACGGTCGACTTCTTGGTAAGTACGCGCGCCATATTGATGGGCTCCGAGAGAGATTAGAAGGTGCCGCCGTCGACCAACTCGACAGCCAGGGTGACGAAGCCATTGCTGGCGTCTTTGGTCATTGCCATCGAGGCGTTCATGCGAAGCACGCCGTCGGTGCCATCGGTTCCCCACAGGTAACCGGAAGTCCCGCCAGCCACTACGGCGACCTTTTCATCCGCAGTCCCCTCTGGAATGTTCAGCGCGGTCTTGAATGCGTTGAAGGTGAGCTTCTTCTCCTTCTGCCCGGCAGCCTCGCTGGCGTCGTGAATGATAAGAAGGTCTGTTGCGCCATCGATCGCGGCCAGAGTGGTGAGGTCGTCGATTGCCGGAACGACTGGCAGCTTCGTTGTGGCGTCGGTCGCGACGTGCAGAGTTCCGCGGTCAGTGGTGACCATCGGCTCGCCGGACAGCATCCCGGAGGTGGGCAGGTTGGCCTTGATGCCGCGTTTCAGCTGAAGACGTGTTGCCATGGGTGTGATTCCTTAATTGAAGGTGCCGCCGTCGATGGTTTGCAGGTCGAGGTTGGCGCGCGCCTCGGCCTTGGCTTGTTCGGTCGTGAGTTCGGAGAAGCGGTTGCCGACCTGGAAAAAGTCGCCCGTTGCGGAGTTGACGCCGGGCGGCCCCTGCTCGCCGGCCATGACGACGACCGTCTCGGCGTCTGGCTCCAGGCCGATCGCGTATTCGGCGCCGGCCTCGATGACCAGCACCTCAGGATCACCGCAGATCGCGATGCTCATGTGGTCACCTCGCGGCTGACGGTGACGGCCCCCTGCAGGTAGCGCTGGACGGTGCCGTCCGCGTACTCGACCTCGAGGTCGTACACAGCCTCCGCCCAGGCAAGCGCAGCGGTTTGGGATGCGCTCATGGTGCGCGTCAGCGTGCCGGGGCCAGTAATGGCCAGACCATCGTTCTCCGTGGTCAGCTCGAGCAGCAGAGCACCGCCGACGCCTGCGCGAATCTGCATGCGGGCTGTGGCGCCGGTCAGGTCTACCGGTGGCTTGTAGATCAGCTGCCCGCCGGTTGGGTTGAGGCCAAACGCGGAGAGCGCGTTTATCTCCAGCGTGTCAGCGTCGACCACGGTGACGCGGTGCGGGCGCTCGCGTGTCGAGCGGTTGACGCCCTGCAGGCCGCTCACACCATCGACCCATGCCAACCAGTTTCCCGGCAGCGCGTGGTCTACGGTGAGGCGCAGCGGTGACCCACCGAGCGCGGTGATCGGCCGGTATTCGTAGCGCGGCTGCATCAACCGCAGGGTGTCGCGCAGGGTCGAGCCCTGCACGATGTGCAGATCGAGTTTTGCTGGCTGCATGGTTGCTCCGGGCAAAAGAAAGCCCGCGCTTGGCGGGCTGTGCGTCGTTGTGTTGGGTCAGACCCAGGTGTAGCGCTCGCCGCCAACCAGGCTGCGCACCACCTGCCCGGTCACCGGGTTGTAGCTGCCGGTCTGAAAGTTGGTGTGGTGCTGCCAGAGCGCGAGATTGAAGTTGCCGCGGTCATTCCGGTCGCCCGGGTAGAGATTCCCGGTGGAGCGATACCCTGCATCGACCCCTGCCGGGGTCATACAGGCGCTGGCGGTGTACTCGCAAAAATCCGTTTTCTCCGCCCGCACGATCGCGCCGCGCACCTTGTTGGAGAACTCGTGCGCCAGGTTGACCGTGACGTTGAACGTCGTGGCGAACCCGGCAGCGAACACGCGATTGACCGACGGCGCATCCTGCCTTGGCTGGGTGCCGGTTTGGTGCGTGGTCGGCACGGGATGAGCACCGCTGAAACTGAAATTCGACGTGCCGCCGAGCGCCATGTTGAAGACTCGACCGCTGGCCGTCTGCTGGTCAGTCCAGTGCAGGTTGAAATACTCGTCGAACGCACCGCCCGCATAGGATGCATAGCCGATGACCTTGCGGGTGATGGTGTAGGTATCCCAGTAGTAACGCCCGCCTGGCCCAGGCGCCGGGCTTCCCTTGGCCAGCGTGGTTTCCGCATCCACGCGCAGGGTGACCAGCTGCGCCACGCCCGCAGCGTCGTACCAGGCTCCTGTCACTATCTCGACGCGGGACGTGCCTACAGAGGTCCCGGTCGAATACCGAAACGCATCGGAGCATGGGTCGGCTGAACTGGTACTGCACGATGCCGGCTCGCCGGAGCCCTCCAGCGACCAGCTGGGCGTCCATTCATAGTCGCTCTCGCCGACGATTCCGGTGCTTCCGATACGCAGCACGTGAACCCGCTGTTGGAGATCGGCGCCGTTCTGGCTGCTGATCACGATGCCAGAGCATTGTTCATAGGTGGCCAGCACGCGGTAGGTCATCGCGGTAACGCCAGCGTTGAACACCAGCTCGATCAACGCCAGCGGCCCGCTATAGGTCACGTCGTTGATCGCGATCTGATAGGGAGAGACCTGGTTCGAGGTCCTGCTTAGCGCGAAGATCCAGCGGAGCCCGTCCGGGCTGATGTCGACAACCTGCGCGCGATTGAAGTCGCTCGGCACGTTACCCAGCGCAGACAGCGGCACCTGTTGGTCGGCGATGCCCGTCTGCACGCCAGCACGCACCAACGCATAAGCGCCGAAATTGGTTATCGATGGGTCCACCGCTCTGAACGAATCACCGACCCGGAGGAGCCTGATTGCAGGATTTTCCCTGGTCCAGTGCCGGAACAAGTTGTCGGTGCCGCTCCCGTTGGTGATGGCCACGTTCCAGAGAGCCGCCTCGGGATCATCCAGCACGGTGGTCACCGCAGGCATGCCGTTGTCCACCAGAAACGTGGACGGGTGCGCCTCGTTGCCGATGCCGGACGCTGTGATCTGACGCCCGCTGGGCAACTCGATATAGGGCGCACCGGTGAGCGGCACGACATGCCGACCGTGCCATCCGAAGCCGAACTCGACGACCTGATCATTCAGTGGCAGGTCAGCTAGTGACATTCTCGAACTCCAGGACCACCTCGGCATCGTTGGCGTCAGTCATATGCACGCGCCGGACGGCGCGCACGCTGAAGAACACCATGCCATCGGTGGATGGGCGGTTTACCGCGGCGTAGTACTCGCGGCTATTGGCCGTCTCTGTCAGGGGGCTGGCAATGCCGCCGGCCGCCGATGGCGGGGGCGCCTTGTAGTCGCCCCTGCCGCGCGAGGCTGGCAAGGCGCCGACCGGCTCTATGCTTGGCAGCGAACGGCGCGGAGGCTGCGGCCGAGTGAGGCGGTTGATGTCCTGTACGACCGTGGTGCCGCGACGGCTGTTCTCCATCGCATCGCCAAGCGCGCGCCGCGCCGCCTCATTGGCACGGCCTAGCTCGCGGCGGCTTTGCTCCATTGCCTGCCCGGAGGCTCGGCGGCTATCGCCGAGAGCCATCACACCACCGGAGTAACAGGCACGCTGAACCAGTTGCCCTCGCCGTCGCTGACGTAGAGGTTACCGGCCAAGTTATCCAGATACAGCCCCGGCACCTCATTCCAAGCAGAGCCCGGCGGCGTATCGCGCACCTTCATGCTTGCGAGCCATGTCCACTCTGCGCCGTCGCCAACTGCAACGCGACGGTCGGACGAGCCTTCGCGCGAGACATAGAGCGCACCTGCAGCTGGATCCCCAGACGGAGCACCGGTCCCCACCTGGCTCGGCGCAACACGCATCCAGAACAGGCCGGCCCCGTCGGTAACCGCGAGATAGGTGGCTGGCGGCACTTCGGCCTGATCAATGTAGTGATCGCCTGGGTTATTCGGCTGAACCGAGGTCGGCGCGCCTTCACCGGTAAAAATGTGCTGCGGCATTTGTCAGTCTCCAGTGGTAAGGATGTTGCCGCCCGCATCTGTCAGCGGCTGGCCTTGTTCGTTGGTGAGTGCTCCCGCCCCACCTCCATGCTCGAGCGCCGCAATGCGCGCTTCCGCCTCGGCGATTCGGGTCAGCAGTGCGTTGAGCTGGCCAGCGGTTACGGTGCAGTAGATGACGCTGCCGCCAGGCCAGAGCTGGTCGGCGGTGCCCTCCCTCGCCCGCGTCAAAGTCGCGGCGCCGCTAACGACAACGGCATCGACGATCTCCCAGCGCATGCGCAGCGCATCGGAGAGCGTCAGTCGATAGCTGCCATCCGGCAGGTCCAGCACAGCCGAGGTCGCCCCTTGAGCCAGCTCGATGGGCTCGAGGTAGTTGTTGATGTAGGCCATCACAGCTCCAGCAGATCGTTGGGGATGCCGACGCGGTAGAGTCGGTCGGTTTCCAGTTGGCGTTCGTCGCGGTCCTCGGCTGCAATCTCGTCGGTCACAGCCTCGATCCGGCGCGGGTACATTTCTGCGCCCGCCGTGGTTGACGAGTAATTGCCGGCGAACCCATCCAGCGCATCGTCATACGGCGGCGAGGCGATCCTGCCGCCTAGCTGTGTGGGCAGGATGTTGGCTGGCGCCTCACCATCTGGGCCTTCACCGCCAGGGGCTGAGCCGAGGCGTGGCGGCAGGGTCAGCGGATCACTCACGCCACCGCCGCGCATCACTGCAATGCTGATGGTCGTGATCGCCTCACCGCTGGCCAGGTCAAAGCTGTCCAGGATGCGCCGGCATTTGCCGATGGCATGGGCGCCCTGGTCGTTGAGTTCCAGCGTGTGCGTCAGGTCAATACCCAGTGCCAGGCTGGCGGGCACCTGCCATGTGAGCGTGGTTTCGCGGTGCGCGGCGATGATCTCGGTTTGCCCAGCGCGCAATGCGACATTCATTGCAGCGGCGCGACGGGCATCGTCGGCCAGGTCGGTCGTGCCGCTGTTGCCACCGAGGATCGGTTCGCTCGTCCACTCGTCCGCGCGGTCGCTCTCGATATCAACGGTGTAGCCGGCCCGCTGGACGATGCGCGATGGCTCCGCTTCGCCTGCCGGCGTGGCTAACGTCAGCCGGTAGGTCTCGGTCACGGTCTGCACCCAGCGCCGCGCACCGACCCAGCTGACGCCGAGCAAGAGGTCGTCGAAGGTGTTCTGCCATGACACGCCGTCACCGCACGGGTTTGCCATGGTCAGCGGCAGCGAGTAATAGTCCGGGCTGATCAGCGTCTCGCCGTTGCCACTGGCGGCCTCCTCGATCATGTCCTTGGTTGGCAACTCGTGGCTATTGGCGCGCCACAGGCAGAAGCCGCCGAGGCCTGTTTGCCCCTCGGTCACAGGAGACTGCCAGCTGTAGTTCTTGTTGCGCTGCCACAGCCTGCTGTAGCGGTAGCTGAATTCGATCTCTACTCGGTTCGTGGTGCGATCAAGATCCGCCTGCTGCAGCTCCACGGTCTGATACAGCGTGGTGCCAGGCCCGTAGATGAAGTGCGGCGCAGCGGCGTACCAGCTCGTCACGCGCAGCTCCCCGGTCGGCGAGCAGTCCAAGCCTACCGGTCGGGTGCTCAGTCGCTCGCGGGCGTAGTCCCAATGGCTGCGCCCCTCGACTTCTTCGAACACATCCGCCGACCAGAAGCCGCCCACCAATGAATCGATTGCCGCGACAGTCATGCCTTCGACCCGCTGCTGCAGCTGGTCCGAGCATTCGCACGTCAGCACCCGGCTGACCGGATTCCAGTTGGCGATGCTGATCTGGCCCGCGTAGCGGCGGGCCTCGGTCGTGGCGCCCTGGCTCGTGCTGATGTAGTCGATCGATACCGGCCTGCCCTTCCAGTCCGGCGGCACGACGGCCACGCCAGGCGCGATGAACAGATTAAAGCCAGCGATGCCAGCGGCGCCCTCTTCCCGGTCGACGGTGACGGTTCCTGTCAGCTGCGCCGTGCGGTTCACGCCGTCAACCAACACGCGCAGCGCCCACACGAACGACTGCCCGCGCACGATGTATTCCGGTTCAGCGGCAGCACTCGCCAAGCCGTTCAGCGGCACGGCGTTCAGTGGCGAGGCGTTAAGCATTAGGTTTCTTCCCAGGTGATGGACCAGCTATGGCTGGCAGTTCCTGAATCTTGCGTTTCGGATGGCCGGCGAGCCTTGACGCTATAGATCGGCATCCAGCAGACGCGGTAGAGGGCAGCGCTGGTGACGGACGTAACGGTCGCGACGCCATCGGTGACGCTGCAGACCGTATTGACCCAATCGTCGCCGACCAGCGCCTGAGCCCACGGCGCCACGTCAGGCCGCGGCGTTCCGCGCAGCGTGTATGTCAGGTCTGTGCCCGTCACGCTCTGCACCTTGGTCGACCGCAGCTCCATCGGCTGGCTGTAGTCCAGTCCGTGCAGACCGGGCGGCATCCAGCCAGTCCCGCTGATTGAGCCGGACATGCGCTCCCAATGCGTCATCGATACCAGTGCGCCGTCGCTCATCCGCATCGACGTTTCGCCGCCAATGGGCTCCTCGCTCAAAACCGGCGCGCCAGCGTGGAGCACGATCGGCACGCCGCCGAGCATGATTTGAGGTTGTGGCATTTCTCAGGCTCCAGAAACGACGAAGCCCCGCACGAGCGGGGCTGGTTTGGCCTAGCGGAAACTAGTTTCTTGACAAGATTCCAATACTGAAACCGATCACTTCGTTGATTTTCCCACGCCAGAGCATTCCGGGGTCGGACGGAACGAATTGACCGTGAGTGAGCAGCTTCGCGTTGCTTAGGTGGATATAGATCGGCGCGCTAGGCTCCTCCCCATCGTCCTTCTGCACGTAACGTTCACGCCACGCATTGAATATGTCGTCAAATGATGATCGCAGCTCGTCGGTCCCCCACCGCTCAGCTAGTAACGCCTTCTGCTGATCCATGTATTTGGCGCCCCCAATGATCGTCCCAGTAACAATACCGGCAGCAGTCGTCAGAGTTACGCCAATCTCAACCCCAAGGTTTGCGCTGTGGACCAGCGTCTGAAGCATCCAGTCGCACTCAGAGTTGACCAATGTCAGTGCATCCGCATCATTCATTTCAGTTTCCTTCAGGAGGGAGTGGACCTCGATGCTAGCAGTCCGATATCAGAATGCGCTACGAGTGAGTTCTCCCATGCTTCCGAGCCGTCCTACTGAGCAGGGCTTCGAAAGAGTCTCGCGGCAAGATAACTTCTAACTGGTTGCCACCATCAACGAGCGTGGCCTTGCCCCAGTTTTCAAGGCCAGACAAAGCGGATGGCTGCATGCTGGCAACCGTCCCAGCCATCCCACCATCAGCAAACCGAGGGATCGGAATGCCGCGGTTGAGCATGTCGAGGTGCCGCCGGCCAAGTTTGCGCACGGCCGCAGCGTTGATGACGTACTCGCCGTTAGACAGGTAGGCCGGAATGCTGTCGCTGGTTCCAGTTCCGGGTCCGCTGATATATCCGCCAGTGGCGAACTTCTGCGGCGCCGGGCCGGGGTCCTGCAGCGTATAAGGCTGCGTGAAGTCGTATTGCGCGCCGACCTTGACGATGATTTCCCGCTTCGCCAAGGCATCCAGCGCGGCCTGCACCTGCGCCAGGGCTGCATCGTCCAGCTTCACGCTGACGGGCATGTCCTCGAGCGCCGCGGCAGCGGTCTTGAGGTTGAGCATTTCCTGCTTGATGTCGGCAATTTTCTGCTCAGCTCGGCTCTGCTCGATGTCGTTGGCGGCAAGCTCGATGTCGCGCAGCTCCCCAATGAAGCCGGCAAAGCCATAGGTGTTGGCCCCTGCCGCCTGCAGTTCCTGCAGCATCTTGAGCGCTGCCTGCGCCTTGGCTTGGGCGCCCTCGACATCGCCGGCCCGCAGCGCCTCCCGCGCGCCAACTTTCAGCGCGCTGGCGGCACCAAACGAGGCCTCACCGCCGGCATTCATGCCGGCGATGGCTTCCTGGTAGCGCTTCTCAATGTCCAGCCGGGCGTTGCGTACTTTCTCCAGCTCGCTGTTGGCCTTTTTCTCCGCGGCAATCAGCGCCTTTACGCCCTGCTCCGAGGCTTTCACCATGCGCTCCTGCTGACCTTTCAGCTCGGAGATGTACTGGTTGCGCTGGCTGATTTCCTTTTCGCGACCAGCGGCAGCGGCGGCGGCAGCAACTTCGGAAAGGAACTGCAGCTCGGCATTGAGCCCGGCCTGCTGTTCCACAATGGCCGCTCTGAAGGCGATCAACGCATCCTTCTTGGCCTGTAGCTCCTCGCGGCTGAACAGCAGCCCATCAATAGTGGTACTGAGGCCTGTACCTTGCAGGCTTCGATCAAGGTCGGCAATTTGTTGGTCGACCTGATCAAGCTCGGTGACCATTCCTGCCGAATTGGCGGCAACAAAAGCAATGCGCTTGCCGAGATCAACGAACTCAGAAGCGCCCTCTACGGCTGTGCCGGCAAGAGTCGCCAGCGCTGATGCCAGTTTGACCAGATTGTCGACGACGACAGGATCACTCAGCGTCTCGCCAAGGCCGTTGATCGCGTCAATAAGCGGTTGAACGTTCGCCTGTCCAATCGCTTCATTCCAGCGATCAGACAGGGCGGTCATTGCTCCACCGACTGTATCGGGAAGCGCTTCTGCCTCGGTGCGCAACACTTCTAGCTGCTCAACCAGGGCGGAAGTCACCACGTCTGCAGTAAGCAAACCCTGTGCGGCCATTTCCTTAAGCGCACCAATCGGCACGCCCAACGAATCAGCCAGCGCCTGCATGAGACGCGGAGCCTGCTCGGCAACGCTGTTGAACTCGTCGCCGCGCAGCGCGCCGGCACCCAGCGCCTGGGCAAACTGAATCACGCCGTTTTCGGCTTCCTGTGCGCTGGCGCCAGAAACTCGAAACGAAGTCGAAACCGCCTCTGTTACGGCCAAGATATCCTTTTGGCTACGCCCAGCCTCTTTCAATGGTCTGCTGATGCGCTGGTACAGCGTTGCCAGAGACTCCAGCGGTGTCTGAGTTGCAGCAGCGATACGCCGCAGCTCAGTCTGCGCAGTGTTGAACTCCCCTTGCGACTCGGTAGCCAGCTTCAGGCGCGCATTCATCAGGTTGTAGCTGTCGGCCGCGCTGGCGATGCCGCGAACGGCGCCAGTCAGCGCTGACACGGAAAAGACACCGATCAGCGCCTTGCCAGCCGTAGCTAGCTGCTTGTTCATGCTGTTGAGCTGGCTGTTTACTTCGTCGAACGCCTTCTTCGAGTTGTTCTTGCCGTCGATGACCAGCTGGGTTTTTACCTGGGCCATTTAGGCGAACTCCTTGATCAAGCTTTTGAAGTCTTCGGGCTTGGCATTTGCCGCACGCGCGGCGATCAGCGCGACCCGGTTAGCTGCACGGTCTTCCTGATCGATCGCGGCCAGGAATGTCTCGATCTGCCGCAGGCTGTACTCCTGCACGTCAGCCAAGACATGGCCGGCGCCAATCAGTCGCTGGACGACGGAGCCCCACTCAGCGCCCTTACCATTGCCGGCAGGGCTTCGCCGAAAAAACTGGAATTGACCCGAACCACCTCGATGAACAGCTGCACCGAGACGGTCGCCGGCAAGAACCACAGCTGCCAGCGCTTAAGGCTGGTCGTTGCCAGCAGAACTTGACGCAGTTCGCGGCTGTGCGTGGCGGCATAGCGATTGATCTGCTGCACGCTGGCCTGACTGAACAGCTCAACCAAGGCGCCGGCCGACTTGCCGTAGCGCTCGAAGTGGCGCAGCTTCACCGGCAGGATCTGCACGTCACGCCCCATCACCTCGACGGTGACCGGCTCAGGAAACAGGATTTGCAACTCGCTCATGCAAAACTCCGGGCAATAAAAAACCCGCACTTGGCGGGCTCTCTGTTTAGTTTAGAACTATCGTCCTAGCGCGCCTACAAGGAAAGCCAGGAAGAAGCCTATTAGTGAAAGAATCAGGAGCGCCGGAATCGCCGCGAGCGCCCACTTGATCATAAAAATTACCATAGACCCGAAGCTCATATTCACGTCCAGGACTACAACTGGCTGCGCCCCTCTAAAAGACGCCATGGCTTGTCGAACATTCGGAGCCACTGAGTTAAAGGCAGCCTTTTGCTCAGATTCACGCTGCTTTGCTGCTTTTGCCGCTTCCATTTGACTTCTTATTGCAGCGGAATACTCCACGCCGCATGCCGGACAGCGATTAGGGTCTGGCTGATTCCCCGCAAGCGGGATGTGGTTACAAGCTGGACACTGCATAAGGCTCCCTCCTTAATTCCACGCCGTGAAGCAACCATTAGGATCTATGTATAGGTAAAGGCGGGAGCCGTCTTGCTGCACATATACCCACTGGTCTCCATACGATGCCCTATTGATTTCCGATGGATAACCTATCGATCGGCGGACATCATCCCCCGTCATGCCGATCTGTATTTGGCCTCGACCATTAAGGTACGCAATATCAACTTGAGTAAGGTCGCCACAGTGATTGAAAGTGCGTCGCGCCCTTGGGCGTTGCGGCTCGTTGCTAGGTGTCGCCAATTTCACTGCAGGGCCGGCACCGCTCGGCCTGGCGGCTTCCGGCGTGACCACGGCGCCGGTACTTTCTGCTCCGCATCCGTGCTGGCTGAATGTAGTCTTGCCATCTGCGTCTATGCACTTGAAAACCGGCGCAGCACTAGCACCAGTGGCCGCAGCAACACACGCCACAGCCAATAACAGCCTGAACATAAGGCTCCCTCCCCATAGGAGAGAGGAATCTACCACGGCGCCAGCACAGAAACCCAGCGCTTGGCTGGGTTCGGATCTGTCTAACTATCTAGCTTGCGGCCTGCATGGCGTAGCCGCCTCCCGCTCCATGCTGGCTGTAGATGCGATAAATCTCATCGCGGCGCTCGTCCAAGGTGCGGAAGCCCATGCCAATCTCTGAAAAGTGCTCATTGAAATTCGAGAGCGGCCTCGAATCTGTCATGCGCGCAATGGCGTAGATTCCCGACTTCATCGCCCACTCCATGGCGAAGTGGTAGTGACTCATCATCAGGTAGAGCGCCTGCACTTCACGCTCCGACAGCTGCATGCCTTTGGCTTGGCTGCTTTCGAGCCATTCCCCCTCCAGCACGTAGGCCGCAATGTACTGGCAGGCTGCGTCCAGCTTTTCGGCCGGGATCAGCTCGGTGCGCGGCACGTTGAAGCGAGTGTGGAGAACCGAGTGCATCCGGTGGCGCGCCTGGCGCTGAACTCCCACCGGGAGCACCGACACCTTCTGACTGATCACTCCACCGATAAGGTTTGCGCCTGACACGCCGATCACATCATTCACCAGCGTCGCCATCTTGCCGCTGTCGTCGGAGTAGCGGCCGTGCTTGCGGATGGCCGGGAGCACTTCGGCGGTCACCCATTTCCGAAATGCGTGAGCATCACTCCCCTTCCTGATCGCATCATCACAACGAAGGATCAGCGTGTAGAGACCAGATTCGCTAATGATGTTCACCGCGCCCTGACGGCCTAACTTAAAGTTAGACCGCTCATCATCATCCAGAGAATACAGGGCCTTGGTAGTGTTGCTCTGGCCTAAAATCTTGCACACATCCGCCGCCACGAACCACGGCTCTCCCTCTACGCTTGTGGCGCGAACGCTTCTGCCGCGGAAGTCGAAGGAAATGATATTAGATGCTGCTGTGCTATTCTTGCTCATGTGATTGACCTCGAAATTGATCACTTCCGAAGCCTCAGGCGCGCCAACGCTTGGGGCTTCCTTGTTTCTAGCCTCAAGCTGCTGCCTGTTTTTTCGCCTGCTCAAGCTTTTCTACTAGCTCGCCATTCATAGAGCGGCGGTTTGCCTTCGCCTGACCCTTGAGCCATTCAGCTAGCTCAACAGGGATTCGAACTTGCGTGCGAATAATGTCCATAAGACCCTCCGTTAGTGACACGGTGTCACTATACGGCTGGCTTTTCGTAGTGTCAAGCTAGTGACATGAACGACATATATCGCTCCCAGTTCCGGCTCCCCTATTCCCTTTACGAGAGCCTCAAAGACGCCGCAGACGCAAACCGCAGGTCGGTGAATGCGGAGCTAGTCGCTCGCCTTGAAGCCAGCATCAGCATTGATGAGGCAATCCAGAGCATTGCGCCCGGATGCCCGATCAGCGATGCAGGCCAGCTCATCTTGGACTTGGCCAGCGAGCGCGAAGAGGCAATCGAGGAACTGCACCAGATGAACATTGCAGTTCACGCCAAGGAGCTAAACGAGCGATTCGCCTACAGCGAGGCTCGGCTTGACAAGATCGAGACGCGCATCGAGTACATGATCGAGCAGTTCAAGCTGCTCCAGCAGAAATAGCCAAATCACAGGGACTGGATATGGCCAGGAAAGCTTCTTCTCAGCAGAGCAAAGTCATTCTTGCTGGAATCGTTATCGGCGCACCCGTCCTGTTATTACAGCAACTGATTGAGGTCGGCGCGCTTCCTTATCTGATTTTCTTCGCTTGCCTTGCTGCTGCGATTTACGTGCTGCCACGCTTCAAGCCGAATCAGAAAGCCGGCTACCGAGAACCTCAAACTGAGAGTCCGGGCGTACCCGCCCGCGCGCCGAACGCGAACAGCCAGATCAAGTTCCAATTTATCTGCGCAGTCGTTGGCGAATCCTTCAACAACAACGACGGCACCTCCCGCCAGGCCCACATCAGGAAATCGGTACGCGCCGGGATGCCGGCCGAGCTTATGCTTGAGCCTGACAATCCGCACGACCCAACAGCCGTAGCCGTTTTCGTTGCTGGACGCCAGATCGGCTACCTAAAGCGGGACGTTGCGCAGCGGCTAAGCGACAACCTCGAGTTTGAAGAATTCTCGGCGACTGCGGTTGTGCATGAAGTGCATGGCGGTCGAGGGCTTAAAAAGCACGTCGGCGTAACGCTTGAACTGACGGTTTTCTGTGATGAGCATGGTAGTTCGGTCAACTATGCATCAAGCGCAGGGCCTGCCAAAGCTTTGCGTAAGCATGAAAAGGAACCAGCGGACACTATTGCGACGCTACATATTCGCTACTGCGCATCAGACGGCCAGTTGACCGAAAGGTTTGTGTCGGTAACTGCATTCGATTCATTGACAATGTCTGGCCTTTGTCACCTACGTCGCCAGCAAAGGACTTTCTACTATGACCGCACTCGGACCTGTTTCGATGTGAATACTGGCGAGATCATAACTACGCCTTATGAATATCTACAGAACGCCTATGGCCAATCTGTTTGGCACTCGCTAGACCAAATCACAGAGCCGAATAGCCCAATTCTGGACATCCTGCTCTATGTCGCGAAGGCAGATGGCCAGCTGCGAGCGCCTGAGCGAAAGGTTATCACTGCCGCAGGCAAGGTATTTTCCAACGACCTCCGGATTACAGATGATCACATGAAGCATCAGCTTGGATCCCTGGAAGTGATGAACCTGAACGCCTTCAAACTGGCAGTTGGGAAGTTCAACATGGCCAACGACGACGCTGCAAAGCGAAAGCTGCTGGCAGCTACCCGCGCGATAATCGGCACACAAAAGACCGTCAGCGCTGGCGAACAGGAGGCACTGGACTACATGGCCGAGCGCTTCGCCACTACAGAAACAGCGCAGTGACCGCGCCAAAGCCCACCGATCCGATGGGCTTGGACTCGGGCGCTTAGGCGATGGTGTCCATCTCGACCTTGAAGAACTGCGACAGGCCGGCACCAACGATGCTGGTGTCGATCAGTACCTCGCCAGTGATCTCCAGCGCAGCGAACTCGTCGCCGATGAAGCCGAGGCCTTGAGCGGCGCCGATCTTCGCGCGATGCACGGTCACCGTCACGGTCTTGCCGGTGGCAGCCTCGTTGACGCCATTGAAGACCATCTCGAACGTCTGCGCGCCAGTGGTCAGTGCCTCGATCGTGGCCGTGTTGTTGACGGTGTCCTCGGTCACTGTGCCGAACAGGACCATTGCCAGGTTTTCCGGGCTCAGGTCGTGCAGCGTGGCCGTGAATTCGACCGACTCGATACGGTTCACCTGCGCATAGGTGCCGCCGCCAGCTGTCCGATAGTTCGGCAGCTTGATGATGTTCTCGTTGATGTTGAAGTTGAGCGCGGACACGTTGCCCACGTCGACGGCGGGGCCGCCTGCCTCCGGCGTCAGGCTGACAATGCCCTTGCCCATGTATGCGTAGTTGGCCATGCGAGTTTTCTCCGGGTGAAAAAAAACCCGCTCGATGGCGGGTTGCTGGGTTTGTTTTAGGTCAGTACTTCTCGACGTACCGGATGGTTATCGAGCTGGTGACGCTGCGCGTCGTACTGCCCTCAATGTCTGGCTCATACTCGGCGGCCTCTTCAAAAGGCCATCCGCTCTTAAGGGGACGAACATGCGGGAGCTGGCCTGTGCCAAGCGTCTTGAGAATGTCGTGGTGCAGCAGCTGCAGATCCTGTAGCGATGCAGACCTTGGCATAACCCCTTCGATCTCGTAGCGAGCCGCTCGGGAGGCGGTTGTCCCTACCGTCTCCTCAATCTCGTCGCTTGCTATACGAGCCAGGATGTATGGCATCGGCGCCTTGTCCGGCTTGCGCTCACCAAAGCCATAAACACGCTCGACTTTGGTGTGATAGTCACTTGCTGGGCTGATAGCCTCAAGGCGCTTCAGAATCTCATCAGAGAGCTCTGTACCTCTTGTCATCGCGCCCCCTTGGCGATCTCTTGCCTGATCCGTTTCTCGAACTCCTGCTGCAGGAAGATGTTCGTCCACCGGATCGTTTGGTTGTCTGTGAGCTGCTTGAACCAGTACGCCACGGATGGGCCAAGCGCTGGAGACAAGAAGCCTTTAGGCGCGCCACGAACCTTGATGCGAGTGCTCCATGGCATTCGGCTGAAGCTCGAAGGGTTAACGAAGCCGGCCGCGACCTTGTGCCCATTCGGGCCCTTGACCCAGATCCTCGCCCGCGTTGCGCTAATCTTGCTGTAGCCCCAGCCGAGATATCTGGTCACTGGAACGCCGGAGCTAGATGGGATAATCCGTGCATTGGTCAGGCTCCCGCGCGCACGCTTGACCCGTAACGCTCGCCGACTAAAGACAGGCATCAGCGAGCCACGAAGAGGATTCACGTACCGCACCGTCCTGGCTTTGTTCGCAGTCGTGTTCAGCGCGCCTCGAAGAACCGGATCAACCTTGCGATTCACCTCGGCAAGACGTGCTTGCGCCATCTCCAGGCCTGATATCTTGATCGAAACCTGCATCAGACCCTCTCCAGCCAAAGGCCGCGGACAACCCCGTCATCCGTCTCGTCGGCATACGCGATTACCGAATAGCGCGCACCATCAATGACAATCTTGTCATCAACCTGCGGCCTGCCTACTTCGATCAGAGCGACCTCAGCGCGAGTTCGGTAGTCAGTGACCTGCCCCAGTTCGTCGCGATATGGCGCCTCATGAGTGAGGTGCGCCCGGCACGGCACCGGGACGCCTTCTTGCGGCCGGTATTCGGCAGGCAGACCAACCAGCTCACTGCAGGTGATAACGGCCTCGGCGCGATCGCCCGTGACGTCTCGTACGCTATCGATCAGCAGCAGCCTGCCACCTGCGCGGAGATATCGTCCGATCTGCAGGCGATCATCCCACCACGCCCGCACTTCAACCTTTCCAGGGTTGCGCAAGCTGGATGGCGCCTGGACGTCGCCGGCGTCCTTGGCCCTGATGCCGATCCAAAGCCAATCCACGACGCATGGCCGCACTTCGGCGTCCAGCCTCAGCAGATCAGCTGGGGTATCAAGTCGACCAGCTCTCATACCCCAAGCCCCACTCGGAAGAAGTGCAGCATGTTCTCTGCCTTCGGGATCTTGGTGTAGATAGTTCCTACGACAGCTTCCTCGCGGTTTGCGTACAGCTCTGCAGCGATGATGAGAATTGCCAGCCGCACGCTGTGCGGAACGTCGACCGAGACGCCTTCATCATCTAGCCATGGGATCGAGCGACCGATGAATTGGCTTGCATGGTCAATCGCGGCATCCAGCTTCATCTGCAAGTCATCATCCTCCTGCGTGTGCCGAATACGCAGGTGCGTTTTCAGGTCTGCGAGAGTCGGCATTGGCATCGGATGGCTCCTTACTTGTCGCCGTCAGGATTTGTGGTGCTTGCCACGCGCTGAGCGACCAGGGCGTCGGCGTGTCGCTTCGGGACAGTATAACCTGGCCCGCCGCGACGTTTGATCTCGCCGGCATCCATGTAGGAGCGCAGCGGGTAGATGGTGACCTCCGAGGGGTTTGTCTCGGAGCTTGCAACGGCTTCAACCGTTTCACTGGAAGAGTCAGCCACAGACGCGGCTTTTCTTGGGCGAGCCATAAATCATCCTCCTGAAAGGCGCCCCAAGCGGGGCGCCTATGGTGGCTTACGGAGTGACGGTCAGCGGGCCGGTCACGAAGGCTTCCGGACGGTAAACCGCGAACGCCAGACGCTCTTCAGCGCGGATGGTGACCATGTTGTTCTCGAAGTCCTTGTCGTTCTCGGTGGAGATCAGGATCTCGACGTCCATGCGGTCGAAGATCTGAGCGCCGAGGCGGAACGCGCCGGTCAGGAACTCGTCCTGCTGCATGGCCTGGGTAGCCACGACCGGACGATTCCACAGGCGGGCAGCGGTGCCTTCCTGCGGCTGGCCGACGATGTAACGACCTTCACCGTCCTTGGTCAGCTCGATTGCAGCCCAGTCGATCGGATTCAGGACGATGCCGTCCGCGGGGAACTCGGAGAGTTCAGCCTGCAGGAGAGCCAGACGCAGGCGGTCGATGCGCTGCTCGCCGGTCACCACGATTCCGCCTGGAGCCGCGTAGGTCTCTGCCAGGGTCATCAGGCCCTGCAGGTTGGCACCAGTGCCGTTTCCGTACAGGAGCTGCTGCTCCTCGACGGTGAGCAGGCCGTAGCGCGCGCGGGCATCGATGTAGCTCTGCAGCGCGGACGAGTCGTCCAGGATCTGGCGGCTTGCCTTGAACAGGTGAGCCAGGGTGCGAACCGGCGCGTTGACCAGCTCGAACACCAGGTCCGAATAGGGCTTAGCGCCACCTTCAGCCACCGCGGCGGCGTTGTTGGTGAAGCCGGTTTCGCGGACGTACTCGATGGCGTTGCTATCGGTGGTCCCTGGCGCGATCAGGTCACGGATGGTCAGGCGACGCTCCGGCGGCATGATGATTTCCGGGCGACGGTCAGCGCCGACCAGGGCGCCACCAGAAGCCGGGGCGGAGGTGATGGCTGCGCGCGGAACGGACACGCGACGGGAGCCGCGGAAGGATGCATTGACGCCTTCCATCTGGTCGCTGCCGACTACCAGTTCACCGGCAGACTTCTGCCGCTCGCTTTGGTTGCGGCCGCCATTGCTGGCATTGACCAGCTTCTGCTCGGCTTCCTGCAGGCGCGCAGAGAGCTCGCCCTGCTTGCTGAGCAGTTCGTCCACCTTAACGCGGGTTTCAGCGTGCATTTCGCCAGTGCGGGCGATTTCCTTCTGGGCGGCTTCGGCTTGGGCCTTGATCTGGTCACCGATGCCTTTCAGGCTGGAGTTGAGTTCTTTTACCTGGGCTTCAAAGTCCATGGTCAGTTACCTTTCAGAGTTTGGAGAAGAGTGGTTGCCGCGCTCAGTGACGCGGTGAGGTCAGGCGCGACAGCGTTCTGCTTGTCGGTCGGAGCAGCGTTATGCGTGCTCCCGCCAGCAGCGCGAGGCGTACTGGACTTGAAACTGGCGAAGAGTTCGCGCCGCTCGGACCTCGGCATCCCGGCCTTTGCAAGGGCCACGTCCATCGCTTTCAGCGCATTGTTCTGCCGGCTTTCTTCGGTATCGCGCTCAGCAACCTCGTCGGCAGAAAGCAGCCCGGTAGCCAAGCCAAGCTCGACGGCGCGCTTGCCGCGGATGAACGTCTCGTCATCCATCATCTCGGCCATGTCCGCTACTGGCTGCCCGCTCGTTTCGGCGTACAGGTCGGCCATGGCAGCGTCGAACTCCTGCATGTCGTCGGCGACGTCGCGCAGGTAGTGGCGGTTTCCGGCGAGCACCGTCCAGCAGTTGTGGATCATCAGGAAGGCGCTGCTAGCGACCTGCCGCTCAGATCCGGCGAGATAGATAATCGAGGCGGCGCTTGCCGCCATGCCGAGCACCTTTGTGGTCACCCTGTGGCTGTGCTCGCGCAGGCGGTTGTAGATGGCGATTCCCTCGAACATGTCGCCGCCCGGGGAGTTGATATAAACGGTGACATCTCGCTCGCCGATAGCGCGCAAGGCGGCGTCAATCCGATTCACGGTCACGCCGTCGCCGTACCAGTCCTCACCGATCACGCCATAGATCGTGATGGTGTCAGAAGTGCTTTCTACTGCGGCCTGGATAGCCGGATTCCACTTTTCGAGCGCACGCGGGCTCAGCTCGCTGCGAAGGCCGCGAGCCTGGATTTTGAGTTGCATGGATTACTCCTTGGGGAGATCGGCGGTTAGCCAGTTCTGCAGGGCTGCGCGTGCGGCCTGGCCGTCACTGGATTGCCCCAGTGCGTCGAGTGGTGCGAGGTTTGTTTGCGCCGTTAGCACGTCGGCATTCCCACCGCGGCGCGGCAGGTTTTCACGGACGCGGCAATCGTCGCGGGTGTAGATGCCGTTCTGGACCATCGTGCTGTAGAACGAAGCGCGCGCGGCGCTATCGGCTCGCAACAGGCCTTCCAGGGCGAACTCCGCGTAGTGCGTAAGCCTTTCACCTGGCGACATCAGCTGCTTGAGTACGGCCTTCTCAATGCGGCGCAACCAGGTACTTAGGGAGAACGTCAGGAAGCCAATGACCTGCTGCTCAAGGCCGGAGCCCCAGCTGGTGTTCTTCTCGGTGTGCCCGACCATCCAAGGCGGAACACGGAAGAACCGGCAAACCTCCTCAACGCTCCAGCTTCTCGTCTCGAGCAATTGCGCGTCGGCCGGATTGATGCCGATCGACTCCGGCGTCACCCCAGCCTCAAGGACCGGAGATTTGCCAGCGTTCATGGCGCCGCTCACAGTCTCCACGTACTTGCGGAACTCGTCGCGCTGCTCCGGCTTGAGTACCCGGTCAACCTTGAAGGCTACCGTCGGCATCATGCCGTTCTTAAATGTCCCGTTCGCTGCATCGTCGGCCGAAATTGCCGATCCGATGATGTCGGCGCCATAGCTGATCGGGGACAGCCCGATTCGTCCGTCAAGCGAGAACGCCGGGATGTGAAGAACTTCGCTGGATTGAAGCTCCCGCTCTCCATCGCTGAAGCTGTAGAAGTAGCGGATGCTCCCGTTCTCAGTGACTAAACGCATGCGGTGCGGGAGCAAGAAGCTCAGCGCGATAACACGACCGCCAGATCGATGGATCTGGGCGAATGCGTTCCCGCGCAGAAGCATGCTCGCGAGCATTGCTTCCCAGAACTGTACCGGGCTCATGTGCTCGTTTGGCGAAACGGCCAGGACGCTGTAGAGCGGGTGGCCGGTGTCCATCTCGCGGCTTCCGTCCGGAAGTCGCCGGTATAGGCCAAGCGGAAGCGTAGCGATCGTTTCAGCAATCAACCGGACACACGCCCACACCGCAGAAACCCGCATGGCTGTGTCGACGCTGACGCTTTTACCGGAACTGGATTGGCCGCCAATTAGCTGCCCCCAGAAAGCCCCGTCAGACAATCTAATCGTTTTCCCGAGCCATTCACTCAGCCCGGCCGATGGCCTAGCTGCAGATCTGGATATGGTCCGCAGAAGGGACTTATTCATCTGTCATCCCCCTACGAATGAACCCAGCGATGCAAAACATTGAGCACGATCCGGCGATCAGCGCCCAGGCGGTGCCGGCCAGCATCCAGACGCCCGCGCACAGCAGGCCGAAGCCAGCCAGCGATGCCAGCAGAAATGCAGTCAGTGCGCTCATGCGATCAGTGGATTCCGTATTGCGTTCATGAAATCGTCGTCATCCGCTTCTTCGGTTTCGACGGTTGATACCCCTATAGCCATCAACAGCGCAGCCATGTCATCGATCTTGTCGGCACTGCGCTTCTTGTCCGGGGCCATGTTCAGGTTGTCATCACGCCTGGCAATCAGGTTGGAAGCGCACCAGTTGAGAATCTGGTCTCCGCCGTGAGCAAGATTCCCGGAGATGTAGGCGCGCTCTAGCGCCTGCATAGCAGGGTGATAGGAGCGCGGCCCCTGGATGAACTCGACCATTGGCAGATCAGCCTCGACCAGCCGGTTGACAAGGTCGCTCGCGTTCCACCGGTCGTAAGCAATCAGCTGGACATTGAAGTCATCGCACACCGCCTTGACGTCTCTCTCGATGACGGCGTAGTCAGTGACGTTTCCCTCTGTCTGTTTGAGCAGCCCAGACTCGACCCATGACTGATAGGGAACGGTGCCACGCTCAGTCCGATAAGCGACTGCGCTTTCCGGAGCCCAACGCCAGCCGTAGGTGTAGTAAACCCCGTCAACTAGCCAGACCAATCGGAAGGAGCACATGTCCGCGGTGCTGGCGAGGTCGAGACCGCCCCAGCATGGATAGCCACGCAGCCACTCAAGGTCGACTTGACCGCTGCAGGCTTGCCATTTCGTCAGGTCAATCCAGCCATCAGCCGTTGATGCCGGGCGATTGAGCCGCTTGATACGGAACTCGGCCAGCTTCGAGGGCATCTGTTTGGCTTCTACCGCTTCTTTGCGGATCGCCGCCATGAGATGCGGATTGACGTCCATCAGCGGATTGGCCTTGATCCAGACCTTTTCGTCAAACTCTTCGTCAGCCTTGATCCCGGCCGACTTGTCTTCCTCGTCAACTGCGTAGAACACAACGAGGAAGTGATCCGCAGTGGTTCCGAACAGCCCGGCCAGCAGCTTCTTAGCGAACATCCGAAGCTCTGCCCAGGGGCCGGGATTCGTATAGCCCTCGGTCGTCGTGTAGAGCCAAAGCGGATTACTGCGCGCACCGGCTGCGGATGTAAGGACGTTGAGCAGGTCAGCGCTCTTGTGAGCATGGATCTCGTCCAGCCCAACATGCGAAGGGTTCAGGCCATCCTGAGTCGAAGCCTTGGCATGAATCGGCTTGAAGGTTGCGCCCGTCTCGGCGCGACTGATCGCCTTCGCCCAAACCTCCAGACCAAATGCTTCACGCAAATCTGCAGTCTTCTCGACCATCCGCTTCGCTGTGTTGAAGATGATCGATGCCTGCGGGAAAGTCGTAGCCGCACTGATTACCTGCGCGCCCTCTTCCGGCTCGCAGCACTGGCAGTACAGGAGAATCCCGGATGAAAGCGTGGACTTCGCGTTCTTCCGAGCAACAGCAAACAGAGCCGAGGTGAAGCGGCGCGGCCGGAAGTAACCCCAGCCCTCTATTTCTGCTCCTTCACGTTTTCGGAAGCCGAACAGCTGCACCACGAAGAACACGTGCGATGGGTGCATGACGATCTCTGGCTTATCCCACTTGCCTTCGACGTGCGGTAGCTTTTCGATGAAGTCGCATGGGTCGTTTGCGTGCCATGGATCGAAGATGAACGGGCAGTCTTTCCGCTTGGCCCGCTTCAAATCATTAAGGAAGCGCTGCGCGGCTTGGCGAATCAGCTTGCCGTGCTTCGTGCGCTTCTTGTCGGCGATCGCGCCTTTGGCGTAGTCGGTCGCGATCTTCACGTAATCGCGACCGTTTGCCATAGCGCTATGCCTTCTGTGGTCGTCCGTTGGACGCGAACTTGTTTCCTGCCGGCTTCTCTCCACCAGAAGCCACTTTGCGACGACTGGCCGGGGTCATCCCAAACTCAGAGAACAGCGCTTTAAGCGCCGTGTCTTCGGCGGCCGTCATTTCCATCCCGGCCTTGGCCTTCATGCGGAACCGCTGCCAGGAGAAACACAGCTGTTCAAGGGAGAACAGGTCAACAACCTGAAGCACTCGCGCGGCGACCAGTTGCGGTCCGAGGCGGTTCCACATCTCGGCGCCGTCCGGATTCAGATGGATAGGTGCCTCTGGGAATTCTTCGATCAAATCGTACTCAGGGGCGTCCGGCACTTCACGATCCGGTCGGCTTGTGCCCTGCAGGACCTTGAGGTGCGGAGCGGTTGGCTTACGGGCCATCTCGCTACCTCAAATTTTGGAATGTGAATTTTGACGGTGTGAAAATTTGGCTCCCCCCGTCGTTCGGGATTCGATTTTTGCCAGACTTTCAACCCGCCCTCCCCCACCCTACCCCGGGCTGCTGGAATCCGCCTTGAGGCCTACGCGCTCGCCTATTCGGTTATGGCATGAACGGCACAGGGCTCGCAGGTTATCCCAGTCAAGCCCAAGCTCCGGGTGAGTCTTGTATGGCTTGACGTGGTCGGTGATGTCGCTTGCTGCGGCATTGCAGCACTCACACACAGGGTGATGCCTTCGGTAGTAGGCGCTCAGCTTCTTCCAGCGCTCGGTCTTGTAGAAGCTGTCGGACTCATCCCGCCGCTGGTTGTAATCGCGATGGACTTCCTTGCGGACTTCAGCCTTGCGTTCGCTCGCCTCTACCTTGTGGAGCTGGCAGCGATGCGAGCCAGTCACCGAGGGCTTCTTGCATCCTGGCTCCATGCATAGGCGAGACGGCCGAACAGGCATCGCTATCTACTCTCGTGCTGCCTAGGTTGCGCCCAGTCAATTGTTGACAGCCAGCTTTGCAGCTACTGTTCTCCTCCCGCCACAACCAATGAGGACCATTCGCTATGTCCGAAACACTGAACAACTCAGCCCTCTCGGCGCGCCCCGAAGCCGGCACGGCGCCCGGGTCGAAACGAGCTCATGCAGTAGCTGCGGCAATGGAGCTCATTGCAGCAAGAGTCTCGGCAGGCGATGTGCACCTGGAGAACGAGATGCAGAACCTGTCGAAGTACGCAGACCAGATCCAAGAAGCGCTCGTAGTTCGCTAGCCTACCTGTGCCGCCTTGTGCGGCACTTCCACTCTCGCCTTACCACCTTCCACGCCTCCATCCCCACCATCAGGCATACGCATGCTGTGAGGTAGAGGATGATCAGGATGGCGAGGGGGCGTTTCATTGCTGCTCTCGGCGCTTGGCTTCTTCGATAGCTTTGGCCTTGCACTTAGAGCACCAAAGGTGCGGCCGGCCCATGGGGTCGCCGCACTGCTTGCAGGTGAACCCTTTACTGTTCATTGCCAGTCACCTTCGGCTGCGACACCACGCGGGCGATAGCCATAGCCACGCCGAGAACCATGTTCACGCTGCCCCATGCGACGGGGTTGATGTGGCCTTCGAACGCTACCCATGCACCGGCTGCTGCGTTGAGCACTGCGGTGAGGATGGCGAGCTGCACACTGGTGAGACGCCAGCATTTGCGCCATTCGGGGATCAGGTTCATGAGCCAAACCCCTTAGCCAGGAACGGCCACAGCTTGTCGAACACGGCAACCAGCACCACGCCGGCGCCGATCCCATAAGTGAGCTTGTTGCTCAGCGTGTCCACCTTCTCTGATACCTCGTCCTGGCTCTCTCCGATTGCGGTGAGCTGGCGGGTCATGTGCTCGAACTGCTGCTCGAGCTTGGTCAGGCGATTGGGTGACTGGGCGTGGTCGCGGTCGAATCTGTCCAGGCGGTGCCGGGTTACGGCTGCCTCTTGCTCCAGGGCGCCGACTCGCTCATGCACTGTCCTGCCCTCATGGCTGTCGGTCATAGTGGAGTCTCGTTGGTGTTTGGTCCGGCCTCACATGCGCGTGCGATCCGCCTATGAGCAAGGAGGCAGGCATGGGGCCGGAAAGGGGCTTAGGCGTGTGCGCCTGAATCAGTCAGCCGGGGAAATATCAACGTAGTAGGCTTTCCCCAGCTCAAGCTTGTTAGCCACCTCAGTGACCATGCCTGCCCGGAACTCACCGTAAGGGGTCAGTCTGCCGAACACAGCGTTTTCATCTTCTTCCGTCCCGGTTACGCCGCTCGCATATACCGCGCCGAACCGAACGAGCGACATGCCCTCGGTGTGCTGGTTAAGCGAGATTTCGTGACAGATCATCTTGCAGCGAATGCGATGGGTCATCTTGTGGTCCTTTGGTTGGTGCAGGATGGCCTATCAGTCTTTCGCCTGCTGAAACGAAGAAAGCCCCGCAAAGGCGAGGCCGAAAGGTGTAGTGCCCGATTCCCCGCACGTCTGCGGGGCGATACCTGTACTCAGGTCGCGCAGTGTGCTGCGTGTGGCGCGTAGCCGATCGCAAGCAGGCCGGGGGTTTGGGTTGCACTGCATTGCACGTTAGGCCGCGTAAGCTGCCTTGGCGCTGCACTCTATTGCGCGATGCGGTGCGAATTGGTGGGCGCAGGATGGCGAGGCCTTCATCAGCCAGGTTCCGCCCGAAACGAAAAAGCCCCGACCGAAGTCAGGGCTCTTGAATTGGTGCAGGTGGCCGGCGCTGATCTCCGGCATTGGTCTATCGGCAGTTCGCAGCCACCTCCCTATGGTGTGGCTGGGCCTAGCGGATCAGCTTCCGCATTCACCTGCTGACTTACGCCCGGAGATCATCCCGGGCGGCCTTGCCGAAGCGAGGTCTTCAAATGCCGCAATCCCTTCAGGCGAAGGAATCACAGCATGGATAAATGATCACCTGAGCCGCACGGGAATGCAAGGATTTTTTCTCACGTATTGCATCCGTATTTACGCAGCTTCCTTCCACTGGTACAGCAGGCCGGAAACCGGAGCCAGCGCGGACTTGTCGAGGTCGTTGCAGGCCTGGAAGAACGCATCGATATGTGACTCCCACTCACGGGTCCAGTTCTCGCTACAGAGGCGGACACCGTACTCGTCGAACAGCCAGGCGCGGAAGCACTCGGGCGTCGGCAGCGGGTCAGGCGTCGAGCTTTGCCCTCCCTGATGCTGGCGGCGATACCGGTACAGCACTCCCTTGGCCACGTACTGCGCCTTCTCGCGCTTGGCTTCGGTCATGCGCGGCAGCTTGGCGGCGGCCATGGCGAACACCAGCTCCTCGGCAATCTCCCGATGGTCGTCGTCAGCCAGTGGCGAGTACATCCAGTGACCGAAGCACTGCAGGCTAGCCGGCAGCGTACCGATGACCGACTGCACCATGCCGCACAGCGCCTGATCGAGCGCCACGTCGGTGCGGCGGTCCTTCTCGGTCTTCTGGATGCTGGCTCCTAGCTGGCCAACCTCCAAGGCATAGGCAGTGGTCGACTCACGGCGCTGGTACATGCTGTCATGCCAGAGTTGACGCGCGCTGTTCATCTTCATGCTGCTGCTCCCCGTGCTGCTGCCGCATCGCGGCGAAAGAATCAAAAAAGTCGACCTACTTGCGCCGCGAAAGAAAATGGATCTTTGTCTTTCTTCCGCAAGTTGCAGGACTTACATGCAATCACTAGATTTTCTTTAACATGGCTACCGCCTTTCGATAGCGGAATATAATGATCAACATGATATTCGTCTTCGCATTTGACATTGCACCAGTAACAAACCTTGCGCGACTTGTTGATCCACCCTCTATATTCTTCTTGACTCATCCCTTCCCGGCATATAGCTCGACGTGAGGCACCACCATGACGCGCTCCGAGCAACCACTTCTCGCGATTCTCAGAACGCCACAAGTCCTGACGCTGCTTACACCTCGCCAAATTCTTTTCTCGATACCGTCTGTCATACTCAGCCTTTGCAGCCTTCCTTGAGTCAAAGTATGCCTTCCGTTTATCGGCAATCCTGGCGTCGCGATCTCTCAGGCATTGAGTACATTGTCCTTTTGACGTTATTCGCTCAGCGTAGTGCCCTTTAGCACATGGCCTTCCAGTCAAATATCTTTTAATGCCGACCTTTGATGATATTGACCGTTTAACAATGTGAATAAACTTATCGCACATACAACGCCCTCGCAGATAGAGCGAATTATACCAATTACGCACACTTAATACTTGCCGCTGAAGTGTTTTTTCTGAAAAACGCACCTCCAACGCAATGTATTAAAGTTCTTTTTCCATTTGCGTAAGTTATCTCGTGACTATGGCTCCACGAACTCAGCGAGCCGGCGTTGTAGCCCATGTTCATCTGCGAGCTGGTACCGACCGAGTGGGCGCCGTCAATGATCCGCGCGCCGTGGCCGTGGCCGTGAGTGACCTTGGCTCCTACGGTGGCGAATGCCTGGGTGCTGCCGCGCGCACCGTTCGGGCCGCGGTGGCCGTGGTTGCTGAAGTCGATGCCGAAGCGCATGAACGACTCGTCAGGCCGCAGCCACTTGAGCCGATCGCCACGCTCCATCAGGCAGTCCATCCAGTAGCGGAACGGGTCGCAGTAATCGCCGTCAGCAATGGCCTTGAGCATGACGGCCTTGGTCTCGTGGAAGACGATGGCGTTCTCGAGGTCGTTGGCGTTCTCGGCCTTCTCGAGCCACTGAGTGAAGTGGTCGTGATGGTTGGAGTTGACCATGATCGTCTGGTCGGCGAACGAAGCCAGGTCGTCAACGTGGCGCGCTGTCTTCTTCAGCTCGTGCAGCACGCTCGAGGTGCCCTCTACGTGGCGGCGGAATTTCTCGAAGAACTTGCTGTGATGGCTGGCCGATCCGAAGTTCAGCACGTCATGCAGAACCAGGTGCTTTGGCTGGATCAGCGCGGCAAGGGCTCTGGTGGCCTCAGTGACGCTTGGATCTGCCATCTCTGCATGGATGTCGCCCATCGTCAGCACTTCGGCACGCGGCGCCTTTTCAGGCCCTTTGGCGGTGTACTTCGTGTCCAGGTCGATGAAGCTGCCATCCTTCATCGGGCAGATGTGGCGAATATGATTGCGCGGGCCGTCCACCTCCACGACTACCGCGCCGAGCGTATGGTGGAACTCCCCTTTCTTGCCGGCGTTGGTGTCGCTGTACTGCTCGACGGTGCAGGCCCCCGTGGTCAGTACCAGCTTGGCCGGATCACCCATGCGGGTAGCGACAGACTCGAGCGCGATCTTGGTGTGCCCCAGGATGGCAGAGTCACGGCCGGAGACGGTCAGCCAGCCCTGCAGCGGCTTGACGGCTGTCGGCTGGATCTTGATATCCGCCAGCACGACCAGCCCGGGGGCAATCTTGGTCCGCTCGTGAGTGATGTACGGCAACAGGCGGGCATCCCACCAGTCGTCATCGGCCACTTCATCCCGGCGAGTCGGGTTCTTGTAGCGCATGGGAATCACGATCAGCCGGGCGCCACGCATGGAGCAATACAGCTGCAGCGTCTTGAGGAAGCCGGCGTGCGCTTTCGTGGCGTTCACGGCGGCGGTGATGACGTATGTCTCCGCAGTGGCGTTCGCCATCTCGACCGGTGCCGATGCTGGCTGCAGCAGGCCAAGCCGGATCAGGCGCGACCGGTGACGCTCCACGTTGCGGATGTCCAGGTCGAGCAGTGCGGCCGCCTTGGCGTTGCTGTTCTGCGCAAGCGCCCGTATCAGCGTTGCGTCGTCGTGTTTGCGTGCGACCATTAAGCGGCCTCCCCCGAGGTGTACTGCATGATGCGAACGCGTACCGCGCCGCCCTTCACGGTTTCGTCGCTCACGCTGAGCTGAGTCACGAACCGGTTGTCATCGATGCCCAGCGCGTCTGCCAGGCCGTCTCTGCCCGCCTTGAACGCGGCGAGCATGTTGTCGTCGTCCCGCTTGCGCCGATCGGGCGGCAGGAACTCGATTGCGAGCAGTGCGCGGCCTTCCGGCATTACCAGCCCGGCCGCCTTGCAGAGCAGGTGGCAGTCGGCTCGGTACTTCTTGGCGATCGGCGCCTTGGCTCGCCAGTGCTTGCGCGAGTTCGGGCTGAGTTCCTTCGGCGGCCAGGGCAGCAGGACTTCGGTCATCTACTCCCCCTCGCCTTCAGCGCAGCCACAACGGCAGGTCGCGCACTCTCCGGAACAGCTGCCAGCAGAACGTTGCCTTGCCGCTGCTTCTCCGGCCCCTTGAGGTCGCGCACCTTCCACCGGATCAGGCAGGCCTGTTTGTCCGCGTCGATCAGCGCCCGAGCATCGGCAGTCAATTCCGCCAAGTTCAATCCAGCATTCGCCGCAGAGCACTTCATCGCCTAGCCTCGCCTGTAGATCGATTGCGCTGATCTTCATGCCAGTTCCGCCTTCTCGGCCTCGGTGCGGTAATCCAGGGTGTTCTGCTGGCCGAATCCAGCGGCCATATGCGCGTGCGTGTAGTGAACTGGGTCTCGGTCGCTGTACTTCTCACGCAGCGCTGCAACCTTTTGGTTCAGCTCGAGGTAGAACTCTGGCGAATGTGGCGGCCGGTCATCGCTCCAGTTCCCCTGGATCATTGAGTCGCGCAGCACGACCAGCGAAGTAATGGCCTTGGTGATGTGCGACATGCCCGAGTCAGGGTCGATGTCCTGCCCCTCCCACCAGTCCATCAAGTGGCGCATGGTGGCGTCGTAGTACACCGAGGCGCGGACGCCGACGGCGCGGTAGTTGTGGCGGCCGTACTTCAAGGCGCCTTCCAGCATCGCGACGCCGACTTCTGCCATGACTGGAGCGGAGACGGTGGACATGGGCGCTTTGATCACGCCCATCATGTCCTTGGGGTTCGTTGGCTTCTCGCTCATGCTGCGGCTCCCTTGCGGTGGAATTTGCGGTCGTACCAGCGGTAGAAGTACTGGGCGAAGGTGATGCCCAGCGAGCCGCCCAAGCCGGAGATCAGCAGGAACGGAACGGTATTGATCTGCGAATGGGCGACCGACCAGATGTAGGCGAACTGAGCCAGCGTGATCAGCCAGGACACGACGAAGCCTGCCGGGATCTTGTCGTCGCGCAGGAGCTTGCTGTTGAGCCCCAACAGGAAGACCTGGAAGAAGGCAGAGGTGAAGACCATCACGGCCTGTAGTTCTGGAGTCATGCTTGGGGCTTCCTTGTGGCTCTGTTGTTTGCGATCAGGGGGAGCTGGCCGGGCGCCAGGTGCCAGTCGAATGTCTCTTTGCATCCGGTGGCGCACTGGCGGGCGTTGTGGCTTGGCAGGTTTGTCATCGGCTCGCCGCAGTCAGGGCAGGCGCGGCCTAGTGGGGCGTCGGTCATGCGGCCCTCCGCAGAACGGGAACCAACTGGCCAAGGCCCGAACGCTCCAGGGCGGCGACATTGGCCAGCCCGTAGGCCACAAGGCAGATCGGCGCGCCGGAGTTGAACGCCGCCCGGCTGCCATCTACGCGATGGAAGTGCGGACGGCCCTGTAGGAACAGGACGGCATCAGCGGCGCCCCATACCGTTTCGAAGAACATGGCCGTCTCAGTCCGCGCCGGAATCAGCGCAATGCCGTTGCCGTGCGCGGCCAACTTGCGCATCCACTTGATTGCCTCGCGGCCAAACGGCGGGTTCATCCAGACCCTGCCGTGCCATTCCTGCGACAGCCCGTCGTCTTCCTTGCAGAAGTGAGCGGCGGCGGTTGGCCACGGGCGGCGGGACTCGTGCGGCGAGCAGGGGTCAAGATCGAAAGCCCCGAGCGCGGCCAGAATCTCCGGCGGCGTCAGCCATTCATCGGTGCCCATGACGGGTGATTGGTGTCCGGACATACTCATGCGGCGACACTCCCATCGATCAGCTGTTGCACCAACTGCAGCAGCTTCTCCTCGGTGCCGAAGCGCTCGATGAAGGCCAGTTTCGAGAGATGAATGCTCGGCACGGCCGGGTGCGCGGTGCCACGGTGGTGCATCGGGCAGAGCGGAATGCCGTCCATGTGGCTGGCACGCTGACCTTTGCCGCGACCGGAGCGCGGGTGATGAATCTCGGCTGGCGTGCCGGGCGTGCCTTGCAGGTAGCAGGCGACACAGCCCAGGGCGGCTACGCGGGAGAGATGGGCTTTCTCGGCCTTGGTCATGCGGCCTCCCTCCACTCGCCAGACAGCAGCGGCCATCCCTGCTCAGCCGCCCATTGCTCGATCTGGAGCATGTACTCGCCGAACTCGTCCACCGACAGGCTCGTCGTGCTGATTCCGCGCAGCGAGCCGTCTGGCAGCTCCTCGCAGCCGATGAACTGGCGCTTGAACTGCTCGTGCCAGACCTGATCGGTATAGAGACGGTCATTCACCCAGGCGATAGCAGCGAGCTCGCGCAGCATCAGCCAGTAACGGCGGTTCTGCGCCACGCTGCGCTTGTCCTTCATCGGGCGAATAACGACTTCCAGCCCGTGCTTGGCCTTCTTGAACAGCGTCGGGACCAGCGCCCAGGCGGCGACGAAGGCCGAGCGGATGCCGGCCTCCTCATGGATTCTGAATACGCGCTCAGCCATGGCGGCGCGCCTCACTATCAGCGTCGCTAGAGAGCCACCCAAGCAGCCCGGAAAGCGGGAACGCGAACAGGCTCATCAGGGCCAGGCTGCCTGTCGCCATACCAACCGCGACGACTGAGACAGGGCCTGCAACTAGCGCAAGCAAAAGGTATCGACCTGGCAGCAAGTTACGCATGGCGGCGACCCTCGCGCAGCCCCTGGCACTCAACGCAGCACACCGCAGACGGATAGGCCGCGCGACGCTTGGCTGGAATCTCCTCGTCGCAGTCGATGCAGAACTCAGCGCCCTGCCCCTGCAGCCTGGCCTGTACCAGCGCAACGCCCCCAATCCGATCCGCTTCCTCTAGGCCTGTGGCGCGATCTGTTACATCGGGAGCCGTGCGGGCCTGCTCGAAGGCGGCGGCCATTTCGTTCAAATCAGACATTTGCCACCCCGGCGAACAGGTCAAACTGCGGTACCGGAGTAGCCAAACGAATGGCTTCTTCGTCGATGCGCGCGCTTGCGGTTTCATAATGGGAGGGGTCAAGCTCGATGCCGATGAAGTCGCAGCCACACCGCAGTGCAGCAACTCCGGTGGTACCGCTGCCCATGGTGTTGTCGAGTACGGTCATGCCCGGTACCGCGTAGGTGCGGATCAGGTATTCCATTAGAGCGACGGGCTTTTGCGTCGGGTGGTAGTTGCCGGACTGCTTGTCGCTGGAGAAGAACTGAACGCTGCGCGGGTACCGCTCGGTCGAGTCGTACTGGACGAGGTTCAGTGCCTTGCCGTAGCACTCGGAGTTGACCGTCTTGCGGCTTGAGGTCTTGCGCTCATGCCCGGCAGTCATCTGCGGGTTGTAGGTTGGCTGCTTGCGGTAGAAGACCAGTGCCGACTCGTGCGCCCGCATTGGCTGTTTCTTGGCATTCAGGAATCCGGTGGCGTTGCCCTTCTCCCAAATCCACTCATAGCGGAACAGCTCCGGCCGACTCATCACGAGCATGGAAGTGAACGGCTGAGCAGCTGTCAGGACGATAGCGGCCTCCGGCTTGGCGACTCGCAGGTACTGCTCCCACAGCGCAGCCATCGGGATAACTTCATCCCAAGCGCACTGCGTTGTGCCGTATGGCAGGTCGGCCAGGATCAGATCGACGGTACCGGCCTCGATTTCCTTCATCCGCTCCAGGCAGTCGCCGAGCATCAGGCGTACTTCACTCATTTCCGTGCTCCTACGCCGCGCTGGGTGCTTCCGTCAGCACAGACGACGCGATGGTCATTGCCGCGGGATAGGCCTATGCCTGCCCCGGTGATTGCTTGAGGGCGGAAGCCCTGCTTCTGGAGAGCCAGAACGGCCAGGCGCTGCTGAGACGGCATCGCGTAGATGGCCTGACGGGTCTTGGCGCAAGCGGTGTGCTTATGGCCGTTGCGTGGATTGCCGCAGATGTCGCAGCACCACTTAAGGTCGAGGCCTTCGTGAATTCGGCCGGTGCCGATGGAGGTCGTCATGCCTTCGTCCTCCCGCGCGCAGACTTCCAGTCGAAGCCGATGGCAAAGCCGCCACCCTCACGCAGGCGGTCAACGCAGCGCTCGCCAAGCGCAGCCGATAGCTCATCAGCCGGCAGGTTCGAGATAACGATGGTCGGCAGAAGCTGCTCATAGCGACCGTTGATGATGCGGAACAGGGTTGCCAGCTCGAACTCGCTCGGCTTCGTGGCGCCCGCCTCGTCGAGGATCAGCAGCTTCGGGGCGATCAGACTGCGCATGACCTCCTCCTCGGTCACGTCGCGAGCGTCATAGCTCGACCGAATCTCAGCCAGCACGCCGCCAACAGTGCGGTAGATTGCCGAGATGCCCTTCTTGTGAATCAGGCGGTTGGCGATGGCGATGGCGAGGTGCGTTTTACCGGTGCCCAGGCTGCCGAGCAGCAACATGCAGCGCCCAGCCTTCAGGTGCTCCTCGAAGTTGTCGGCATATGCCTGGCAGATTTCGAGCGCCTCCTTTTGCTCGGGCGTGCGGGCTTCGTAGTTGGCGAACGACTTCTCGGCGAATCGGCGAGGAATGCGCGCCTTCTGGAGCTGCCAGTGCGCGAAGTCACGCAGCTTGTTCAGCCGATCCTCTTCGGCGCGCACCTCAGCGAAACAGGTCGGGCAAGAACTCGGCTCATGCCCATCGCGCAGAACAGAGATGTAGTCGCCGTGCTTCTCGCAGACGGCTGGCTTTTTGCCGGTCACCCCGAAACGGCGGTCGAGATCGGTCAGCGCAGTGCTCAATTCAGAAGCCATAGGTGCCATCCTCCCGCTCAGTCAGGCCTGCCTTGTAGTCGCGCTCGGCAAAGCCGGTGTGCCGCGATGCACCGGGGAACTGGTGGACGTTCGCAGCAGGCTTCACTTCATCGTTCCAGCGCTTCCCGTTGAGCCAGGTGGCGGCGTGCGGGATGAACTGGCCGTCGTCCTTCAGCCAGCTCTGGCAGGTGCAGTGCTTGGCCAGAGACTCGAGGATCTGAGCAAGCAGCTCGGCATCGGGATTGATCTTCGCGAAGGCCTTGCGGGCGTTGTCCTTGGCGGTCTTGCGCGGGTACAGCTTCCAGAAGGTTTCGAAGGCCTCGGCACACTCGGCAGTCATGCCCTTCGCGGCCTTTTGAGTCCCTGAATAATTCCCCTCAGCATCGGGAAGCTCGGACGGCTCCTCGTTCTTGTGCGGGTTCTGGTGCTTCTCGAAGTTATTGATCTGGATGCAGGCCTTGCCGTCGACCTCGTACCGCTGGATGAAGTCGTGCTTGTCCAGCCAGGACAGCAGCGCGTCAGCGTCGATTCCGTCGCGATAGGGGAACACTTCGGCCTTGATGCGCAGCGGGCGGTCTTCCAGGATTCCGCGCCTATCTGCCAGCGTCCAAAGGCCAATGAACAGGAGCGTGGCGATCGGGTCAGCCACGCCGAGAACTTCGTTCTTGAACAGTGCCGGTTTGATATTTCGAGCCCTCGCCATTTTATGCAGCCTCCTTAAAAGCGGCCACGGCCTCAGCTGCAAGGTTTTCAATCGTGCCAATGCACTCTTCGGCGTCTTCAAGCGCGGAGGCGTATAGCTCAGCGACGCCCATCGGGCTCAACTGATAAAACGCAAGAGCAGCATTCAAGAAAAAGAAGCTGCATCCCCGACCAGGGATCTCTGAAAAAAGATCGCCGCCATAACATTCATTGAGGTACATCTGCTCAAGTGACTTTGCGTGCACCAAAGCTGAGTTCCACTCAGCCTGGCGGCTAAGTGCTTCAGGTGATTCCTGATTGACACGCCCCCCCTGAATCACAGAAAAGATTCGTTTGGACCTCGCGTCATTGCGTTCTTTTGCGATGGCCAAAATCTCGCCGGTAGCCTCCTCAAAGCCTCCGGAAACCATTTTGGATAAGGCATCAAAATCAACTCCCGAGAACCACTCATTGCCGTGCTCAGAAATTCCTCTACTGGCGCACCAAAAAATAAGCTCGCGTTCAGCTGCTTTGCAGTCAGCTAGCAGCGCCGACACACAGCTCCGAGTCATTTCTGCGCCGCGCATGCGAGACGTGTTCTGGTGAGCCACTACCCGATCAGCAGCTCTTTTACCTCGGCCGACCTTTACCCATCCGTCTGAGAACTCAACGGCGTAAACCTGGCCAATGTTTATTGGGGAGATTTCCTCGGCAACTGCCTGATCTCTTGCGCCAATGCGAGCGTTCATTTAGTATTTCCTCAGTTACTTGCTGTTGAAGAACCCGGTCTGATCCACCGGGTTTTTTATTGCCTGCCGTTTGGGCTTCAGTCCCTGGTCAGGCCCTATTCAGGCTTTCGCCGAAAAGGTCTTACGGTTCCCCGCTTCGCTGATGGCCGGGTGATTCGGCTAACGGCCTCGTTCAGGTCGCGCTCCACCTCTTGTCCCAGCAGTTCCTCGGGGGTCATTCCTCGTCGTGCCGCCGCCTTACGCAGCGCTTCCAGCTCGTCCCCGTAGAGATAGGCGGGCAGATCTACTTTTTGAGGCACAAGGCCCTCCTCGGGGCCTTCAGGCCGCGGTTACTTCATCGCTATCCTCGGCAGCCAGGCGCTCCAAAGCGGCCTCGACCAAATCACGAACCAGCACCGCCTTCTGTGTGCGGTGAAACTGAGCCAGCGCGTCGATCAGCTTGTAAGTCGCATCGTCCACGCGAAGCTTGATTTCGCGGTCACGTAGGTGATTGGGGTCTGCATACATGGCAATTTCCTTCTGCGGGGATGAATAGTGAAAAAGGGATCAGGCAGCGGTCTTGACGCGCTTCAGGGCTGGGCAAAGCTCTACGGCCCTGAAAGCCCCGTCGGTGACCTGTTCGGCAGTCATGGCGGGGATCGGCCCCATTCCACACTTACCCCTGACCCAATCCGAAACAGTGGTTTGGTGGACGCCGAGAGCCTTGGCAGTCAGCTCCTGCGTTCCGAAGTGCTCAACGAGCTGTCTGTAGATGGCGTTCATTTGGCGTCCCTTTACGGCAATGACCATATCTTAGAATACGGTCATAACCTTTTGCAAGCACATGGTCAATACCGTGAGAATTCAGGGATGAACTTCGGACAGCGACTCAAGGCGGCGCGTAAATACGCCGGCCTCACACAAACCCAGCTTGCGACCAAGGTAGGGATGGACCAAACAACCATCTCCGACCTCGAGCGCGGGAAATCAAGCTCATCCTCGTTTTGCGCCAGCATCGCGCGAACATGCGGGGTGGATGCCTTGTGGCTGGAGACTGGACAAGGCGACATGCTGCCTAAAGAATCTACCAACCCCACCGATACTGGGGGAAATGTAGAACCACTTCAGGTTCATGAGGGCACGGTCATCCAGCTTGGTGAAATCCAGAAGGTGCCGCTCATAAGCTGGGTAGCAGCCGGGACCTGGAGTGAGGCTATCGACCTTTACGAAGTAGGCGATGCTGAGGTTTGGATGCCCTGCCCTGATCCGATTGGCCCGCGCGGCTTTGCGCTGCGCGTCGAGGGTGACTCAATGACGAGCCCCTACCCTGGTTACGAAAGCTACCCGCACGGGACTTTCATTTACGTTGACCCTGACGTTGCGCACAAGTCCGGTGACCCGGTTGTCGCAAAGCTGCCATCAAGCAATTCGGCCACGTTCAAGATCTTCATCGAGGACGCCGGCCGGTTCTACCTGAAGCCGTTAAACCCTCAACACCCGATGATCCCTATCACCGAAGAAACGCACATTGTCGGCGTGCTCGTAGGCTCTTACCGAAAACGGTAATCCTGACCAACCCGCGCCCGGCCCGGCAGGGCCTGTTGAGGGAATCAGGAATCAGGAATCAATGAAGAGGGAATCAGGAATCAGCCCGAGCGCTACCGAATAAATCGGTACTACTACCGATAAAATCGGGCTTTTTCTGGAGCGATACCGATTTCCTCGGAATTTCAGCTACTTATCGCACCTCTATCATCTCTCCCTGACCCTTTGTAGTCGCGCCTGTACCTGGCAAGCTCCCTTCGTAGTACCTTCCGCGCTCTCTCTGACCCTAGCTCCTCAATCAGCAGGCGCACACTAAGCGCGGCCATCTCTTCGGCCGTCGTTGGCGTAACGTCTACCCGCTCGCCCTGCCAGGTGGCTTTCACTGAAGCCATCAGAAACACCCTTGGCATGTGATCGACCTCTAAATTTTCGTTCTGTCTCGTCACCTTTCGTCGCCGCCCGAACTCGAAAATTCCTCCCAAAAAACCGATATGGAGAAAAATATGGTTAAAACCGTTGACAGTGAATACGGCATAGACCATATTTGCTCCCACAGACGCCGAGGCCCTCAAAAAGCACCGGCGCAAAGGCAGAGATGCCCTGGCTCCGGCCTAAAGCTCTTTACACAACTTGGGAACATCGCGGCGGGGTCTGCTTCGGCATACAGCGCGATCAACAAATTCCCCGCCCCATGCCAGCTCTGGAACTGGCCGTGGCTCCACATGCAGCCACGCGAAGTTGCGAAATGTCACCCGGTGCGACGCCAGTTGCGGCAGCGGGAAAGAGACGACTCAGACAAGGAATCGCAGCGGAGAGAGGTAATTCGGGATTTCCGAATTATCAGCCCAGCCCACCGTGGCAAGTAACGGAGGCCAGCAAGACCGAATCGAATTAGCGCTCCGAGCCTCGGCTATGAGGAGCGCCGGACCTCCTGCTGTGTGCCTCACTCAACCGGCACCAGGGCTGTACGCAGCAGGTTGTATATACCCAGCGACCACGCGCCAACGCTGATCGAGGCGCGTGAACAGGGAAGCCCACCGCCAACCAATCGAAGCCTTACGGCCTGCAATCAGCAGCGGGCACGAAGCGCACGAAACGAGCGACAGAGTTTCCTGATGGCCATTCGCGAGAGTGGCCATTGGGAAAACAACCGAACGGAGCAACACCATGAAGCAGAAGATCCCAAGCGTTGCCGAGCTGATCCGCGAACACAGCCAGGCGCGCTACCTGATGGCAAACGATGAACGTTTCGGCACAAAGCCGGCCGGCGACTCCTACTGGATGGCCCAGCAAGCTCGCGAGCTGATGGTCAAGCAGTACGCCTAACCCAGCCCCCGCAGCTTGGCTAAAGGCTGCAGCGGGGATTAACAGAATGGAGAGAGAGCATGAGCGAAGTAAGCCGAGAAATGCCGCGATATCAGAGCCATAAAGACGTATGGGCGCTGAAAATCAAGTCCATCAACGAGGGCGTCAGCAATGATCAATTTGCCGAGCTCGTCTTTGAAGATAGTGGATATGCCCCGCTTTACGTTTCAGCTGACTGGTTCTACTCCAGAAAGCCTCAAGAAGGCGGCTACTACGTAGTTTACAAGGATGGATACTCCTCTTTTTCTCCGGCAAAGGCATTTGATGAAGGGTATGTGCCGTATGGCGGCTCGATGGTAGACGTCAGGCAGCTTATGACGTTTTACGGATGCGCGACTATTTACGAGCTGATCGCAGAACAGCAGAACCACGTCAAACAGCTTCAAGAAAGACTCAAACCATTCCTGACGGAACCTCACCAGATAAACCGAGTGCGTGAGGGTTAGAAGACGCATCTAGCTCCACTGTCACCCATCAGCACATAGGAGGATGAGATGAGCGGAAATACGCCGGGGCCGTGGGTTGTCGAGCGTGCCGATGACGCCTATTGCATCGCAAGTGTTGGAAACCTCGTTGTCATGCCATCAAGCGGGGAGGTCAAGCATGACAATACAGAGGCAGATGCCCGTCTGATATCTGCCGCGCCTGATCTGCTCGAAGCACTTGAGATGATCGTGGCGGAGGCGGATAGCTACACGGCCAGAACCGGAAAGCCAGTTTACAACTGGCTCGATCAGGCCAGCGCCGCCATCGCCAAGGCCAAAGGCCAGCCATGCTAACCACGCTATTCCTTCTCGCCGTCCTCGCCGCGCTGTATGCGTGGGAGTGGTGGCGCCATAAACCCTGACCCAGCCAGGCCAGACCCCAAGGTCTGCGATAACCGTAGGCGCGCGGTGCTGGTAGCGCCATGAACATCAGCTGGAGCCGATCCGGCGTCACGGAAGACAACTCCTGCCTAGCGCCTGCCGGGAATCGGTAGCAGGCCGAATGGCTCACGTAACGAGCCTGCATCGGAGAGTGATTTGGCGCGGACCGCGAGCTTGATGGCGGCAGGCGTGAACGGGTAGCTCCCATTTAGCGTCCGCCGGTGCTGGACCTGATCAATCCGGCGAAAAATCCAGCATGCCTTCCCTGTTCGACTCAGGGCAAATCACTCCCCGATGCATCGCATCCCCCTTCCATCGCCCATCCGGGCAGCCGAGGTATCCACCATGAAGCACTACGGACCCATAGGGCGCCGCGAACAGCCGTGCCCGGATGACAGCGTTTCCGCGAGGATTCAACGATGAAATTCGAGATCGACCTAGATGAATACCTCCTCTCCGTTGAGGTAACCCATTGCGCAGTCGTTGAACCTGACTGTCGGTGCCGGGACAGCGCGGACGATTACTACGGCTACAGCGAGCTTGAATTCACCATCACCAGCGGCTCTGTCTTTGACGAAGACGGAAACGAAACGGAGATGGATCTGAATGGTTGCGCAGCGGTTGCCGATGAGCACGCGGAGCGGATCAAAGATCGGCTGTGGAACATGATCGACGCCAAGCGGGAGGCAGCATGAAGACCGACATCCAGAAGGCCGTATTCGACCTGTTCTGCATCTGCCACGACGTGACGCAGGCCGGGCAATACGAGGCGTACCTCTCCTACGCCGGCAACACAAACGGCATCTACGTCCGCGTCTACGACAGGGCAGAGGATCAGACGGTGTTCAGTCAGCACTACTACCTCAACGGGCTGACCGGCGAAGGCGACCCGGACCTGATCGACAAGCTCCGCGCCCTATCCGATCGGGTCAGCGAGTTCCTGCTACCAGCACAGGAGGAGGCGGCATGAGCAAGGAAGTGGAGCGATACACGTTTGTTTGCGACATAGAAAACGAGGAATACGTCCTCGCATCCGACTACGACGCCCTTCTCGAAGAGCGGGATCGGCTGCAGAAGGATGCCGAGCGGCTGGACTGGCTGATGAGCCAAGACAACTGCGTCGTACAGGAAGCCACTAGTGGTTTCTGGCTGCAGTGGATCGACGAGCACGACCCGCAGCTGAGCCGCTACCAATCCGGGGAATACCCAAGCGGCCGCGAAGCCATCGACGCCGCCCTGCAAGGAGCCCAGCCATGACCATTCACAGCCTGAAGCATGACGCCCACGTGAGCCACCCCGGCCTGCCTAAAGCCAGCTGGATCAGCGTCGACTTTCGAGGTTTCTCGCTGCGCCGGCCTCGGATCATGAGAATGCGGCTGGCAAATGCGGCGAGCTTCTGGGTTCTCGGGATCAATATCGTGATCCGCCGCCCGTGGCTTGCAGGGCCTGCCCGCCAGCTGCATCCCGAGCTGTTCAAAGGAGCCCAACCATGACCCTCAAGAACCTAGCCGGCGCCTTCCTGCTGTATGGCGGAGTGGCGCCTTTCTTAGCGGCTCTCGCCTACGTGGCGCTATTGGGGGGTGTGTGATGGCGTCGAGTTATCAAAAAGCCAGGCGCCTAGCGTTCTGGAAATTCTACGGCTACGGCCTGGCAGTGTTCTCGCTGCTGGCTGTGATTAGCGGACTGGCAGGGAAGGTGACGGGATGAACGCTCAAGAACGCAAAGCCTTCGCCGAGACCATACGCCCCGCAGTGAATGGCCAGTCTGACAAGTTCTCCTGGCGGCTATATCAGCGGGCTCTGAAGAAGGGGCGTGAGCAGGTCTATCTGATGGCGTGGAACGTCATCGATGGATACCGCGCTCCGAGCCTCGGCGACCTAGAAGCAGGGAATACGCCAGCCTACCAAATTGCAATCGGCGTGAAGGCAGATGGCTGGTTCCACGGAAACAATCTTCGCAACATTTGCACCCCAGGCTCGGCCAGGCACGACTGGGCGTATAGCCCAGCCCACCACGTGGACGAGTGGATCGAGATTACCGACTGGTTCTGGGAGAACTACCTACGCGTCGGCCGCTGCCTGTTCTGGAAGTACGAACACAACTGGATTGCCATCAATCGCAACGCACGCAAGTGCGCACATTGCGGGGAGCATCAGCGCCGCAGCATTAGGACAAAGCGCGTTATCGAGCGAAAGGAGATTTGGGCATGAACCGCACCCTCCCCATCCCCTACGACACCGGCCCGCACGACGACACCCCATCAGGCCACAGCTTCGCAGCGGCATGGTGGACCCTTACCGGGTTCGGCGTCCTTTCCGCAACGCTCGCTTTCGGCCTCATTGGTGAGGCGGCGATCTTTCACTTCTTCGGAGGTTGAGCATGAACAACCAGAACATGAGCATCTGGAGCCAGGTTGAGAAGACCGCCCCAGAGGCCACCAAGTCCGCGAAGGTCAACGGCCAGCAGATCACGAGCATCAGCGGCCAGCACATGATCAAGCGCGCAACGGAGGTGTTCGGCCCGGTCGGTATCGGCTGGGGCTGGACGGTAGCCGAGGAGCGCTTCGACCAGGGCGGCGAGATCCGCAACGACAAGGGCGAGCTGATCGGCCACGAGGTCGGCCACACGATCCGCGTGAAGCTCTGGTTCATGCAGGGCGACAAACGCGGCGAGGTCGAGCAGTACGGGTGCACGCCGTTCACCTACAAGAGCAAGTGGGGCGTCACCACGGACACCGAGGCGCCGAAGAAGTCGCTCACCGACGCAGTGAAGAAGGCGCTGGCGATGCTCGGTTTCAGTGCTGACATCTTCCTCGGGCTCTACGACGACCGCGACTACGTGGCTGAGCGTGAGGCCGAAGCCCAGCTCGAGCAGGCCGAGAACAAGGAAGCCGAGGCGGCGCGTCAAGCGCAAGAGCGGCTCGACTGGCTCAAGGCTGCACTCGACACGATCGCCGGCGCGCAGACCATGCACGAGCTTTCCAAGCTTCATGCCTCTTACGTTCGCAGCGCCACGCGCCGCAATGAAGACAAGTTCGTCAAGCGCCTAGCCCTGGCATTCGATGAGCGCAAATCCCAGCTTGAGCAGAAGGAGGCGGCATGAGCGCACTCTACGAGATCACCGGCCAGTTCAAGGAGCTGGCCACGCTGCAGGAGACGGCCGACGAGGATCTGGCCGTCGCCATCCGCGACACGATGGCGGGCATAGAAGCCGAGTTCAACGACAAGGCGCTTGCCGTGTCGCACGTCATCCTGAACTTCGACGCCGACGTTGCTGCGCTGGACAAGGAAATCGAGCGCCTGCAGGAGCGCAAACGGCTGGTCACCAACCGCCAGCGCGAGATCAAGGAGTACCTGCGCGAAAACATGGAAGCGTGCGGAATGACGAAGATCAGCTGCCCGCTCTTCACCATCACCCTGGCCAAAGGCCGCGAATCAGTAGTCGTGGATGACGAGAACAGCATCCCGGACGACCTGATGCGCGTGAAGACCGAGATCGCGCCAGACAAGACTGCCATCGCAGCCAAGCTCAAGGCCGGCGAGGAAGTGCCCGGTGCGCGCCTCGAGCGCGGCCAATCATCCATCCGCATCAAGTAAGGAGCCAGAATGGCCAAGCACAAATACGACGTGGTAGCCACGGTCGGAAAGTACGAGAAGAACGGCGAGACCAAGTACATCAGCCGGAAAGTCGGCGCGGTCATCCAGACCGACAAGGGCTTCCGTATGAAGATGGACGCCTTCTTCAATCCGGCCGGCTGCAAGGTCGACGAAGACGGCTCAATCTGGCTTGCCCTGTTTGAGCCGCGCGACGATCAGCAGCAGGGCCAGCCGCAGCAACAGCGTCAAGGCCAGCCGCAGCGCAGCCAGCAGGCCGCACCGCCTGATTTTGATGACGACCTGCCATTTGCCAACCCCTACCGCGGCGCCCGCTCGCTGCTGATCTGACCCACCCCGGGCGCCCAGCGCGCCCTTCTCCCCGGTACACACCCATGCTCATAGACAACCATGCCATAGCGCAGGGCGAGGCTCTGCGCGCGCAAATTGACGCTGCCACGGCTGCATTCCTGAACGCTGGTGGAAAGATCCAGCTGCTGCCGGACAGCATCGGCAAGCCGATAGAGATCAAGCCGGCGGCGTTCAACAACGCCGGCAACGTGGAGGCTGACCAGCGCAGCCGGAAGCGGGGCGCGCGCAACTCAGCTGTATCGAACAGCCTCCCGCTGCGCAAGCGTGGCACGCCGCAGGCCAAGCAGAACGAAATGCTCCGGCAGGAGTGGCCATGAAACGCAACCTACCCCACGCCCGGCTCAACAAACTGAGCCGGGCCATTGTCCGCCAGTTTCGCGTCGCAGTCGTGAACATGGACCCCGAAGGCCGGCAGGGGCTCGTCGACTGGAAGACCTGCCGCAGCATCGCACCGAGCCGGCAGATCGCCGAGGCCATCTGCGACATAGCCCATAGCTGGGTCATCTACCTCGCCGCGTTCTGCATCGACCAGAAGGGCGAGCAGTACATCAAGGCCAGTGAGATCGCGCCGCAGGGTATCTACCTATCGGACAGCCTCGCCGGCGTGCTGGAGGAGCACTACCGCGCCCTGGTGAAGAGCTGCAACCCGAACCACATCATCGGCTCTGGCTGGATAGCCATGCCTGGCGGCACTTCGCTGGACGAGGCGCAGGCCGCGCGGATCTTCGAGGCGTGCGGGGCCTGGAAGCCTCAAGAAGCTGCGGCCTAAGCCTTAGAAGTCAGGCCAAAGCTCGGACTTCGGCAGCACGCCGGCCACCGCCTGGCACTTCATATCGGCGCAAACAATCATTCCAACTGACTCTGAAGTTCTGGCCACATAGCGGTTCTGCACCGCGACAAATTCAATACCGCCGCACTTGCTGCACGCAGGCCTGAATTCATCGTCGCGCATTTCTTCGATACCCATCTTCATCTCCTTATGCCGGCCCCATGCCGGACGCTGACCGTATCCGATCCGCCAACCAATGAACAGACCAACCTATTGCCGAACCACGGGCGAAAGGCTAGGCGCGTGCGCCTGTTTCCGCTGCCGCCCACCGGAGGCCCCATGCGACCCAAGACCCAAATCTGGCTGCACAAGCCGACCAACACCCGCCACTACATCGCCGGAAGTAACGGTGCCGCGTTCCTGATGCAGGCGCTTAGCCGTAACCCGCGCTACGCCACCGAGGCGGAACTGAATAACGCTGCCATATGGAGCAAGGTATGAACGACACACTGAAGGTAGCCGGGCGAATCGGCGCTGAGCTGGGGGCTGCGAAGGCGGAGCTGGAGCGGTTGAGTCATAAGCTTGAGCGAGCGCGCGATCATCTGACGCACGCAAGGCATGACGTTGAAATTCGCGCTAACGCCGGAAACGATGCGGCGCGGCTAGTCTTGAAAGGGATTGATCAGTGGCTATCGGATTACGACCAATCACCCACCGACACCTTCACCGCCGTCGACATGGCCACAGCCGCAGCGCAGGGGTTCAGGGATGGGCAGGCGGCAGTAGAGCCAGCCCCGGCGCAGGACACTCTTATGGCAGGGTGCCTTTTGCCGCCGCGCATGATCTGCGAGGACGGTTACCCGTCTGATGACTATCTGATGTCAACGGCATACAACAGGGCACTGGATGACGTCGCAGCCCTGAACGCTACGTGCAGCCAGCCAGCCTCGGCGCAGGATGAGCGGGAGGAATGCGGATGCACAGCTGAGCGCCGCTTGGTTGGCGAGGGATGCCACGTTTGCAATCTTGACGATGACATTCACCAACTCGCCTTCGAAGTTGGAGATCCAGCCGACGATGCATCGGGATACTGGTTCGATATGGAGTCGTTCAGCGAGTTCGTTGAGAAGCTGCTGCCAGTCATACGCGAACCATACGAGGACGTTCTGCGCGCGCTTGCCTGCACCCTGGGCGCTGGCGGATATAACGCTCCGACAGTAGACCCGTCCGTCTTCGAGCAGAAGATCCGCTGGGGGATCGATCAGCTGACCCGCCACACGCAGACCGAGCAGCAGCCTATCGAAGGCATCCACCGCAACGCCTACCCAGCGAAATGCCCGGTCACTGGCCTGCCGTACTTCATGCACCTTGAGCATCCAGAGCTTGGGGTTATCCCGACATTCGGCGGCCCTTACGACAGCTACAGCATCCCGCACGCAGAGGGATCGCCAGACGAGCCATGGCATCAGCGAGAGCTGGTGTCGCACCGCTACTGCCATGACAGAGGGCATTGGGTCGATGACGAGTTTATCCCGCTGCGCATCATCCACGAGGATGTTCTGTCGGAGCTGCAGGATAGCGCCGCCCCCATCGCGCAGACCGCCCAGCTAGTCGTGCCGGACGAATGCCCGCACATGATCGTCTTCGACGATGCGGAACGTGAGAACGAATTGTTCGCTGGTTGCGGCGCCCGTTCTGCCGCTATGCGCCGCTGGGAGCAGATTTCCCAAAGCTGGAACGCACATCTGTTTGTCCGCATCGAGCGGAACAGCCGTGATGATCGGCATCCGAACGCCGTAGCCGCCCCGCAGCCGGAGCAGAGTGGCAAGTTCGCAATGGGCGACCTCGTGCGCAAGACCAGCGGCAGCGAATGGCAAGGCCGTATCTGTGGCACCTACTCCACCACCCTGACCCCGGAAGGCTACGCCGTAGAGAGCGAGGCCCACGCCGGCAGCGTGCAGATTTACCCCGCCAAGGCGCTGGAGGCAGTGGAATGAGCAAGGTATTGGTTGATCGGGAGCTGCTGGAGCGGGTCGAGCAGTGGGTGCAGGAAGACAGCACGGCCCTTGAAGAGCTACAAGCGGTTCTCGCCCAGCCCGCAGAGGCGGAAGGGGTGCGTGACTATCTGGTCGAGTTCGCCGAGGGAGAGATCGAGGCCCGCACCGCAATTGAAGAGCTGCTCGCCGCCCTGTCAGCCGTGACCGCAGAGCGGGATAGGCTGCGGAAGGATGCCGAGCGGTATCGGTGGCTGCGGGAGATGCACCAAAGTCCGTGCGGCCTCACGCTCACTATCGCCAGGGTAGGCATGATGGAGTTGACCGGATGGAGTGGCGACGATCCAGACTCTGTGATCGACGCCGCCATGGCTGCGAAGGAGGCGTGATATGGGCATCACAACGAAAACCATCACCATCTGTTGCTGTGATGTTTGCGGATCGGAGTGCGTGCCGGAAGACGGCGAGGTCCGCGTACAGGTAAACAGTGGCGACCGAGACGTTGGGCCAGCGCATATCCGCGGCGTCTTGGTATTCGATCAGCCATACGGCTGCACAAGCGGCATTGTGTGTCGTCCGTGCAAGCTCAAGTGGCTGGCGGTTTATCTTGAGCGCGAAGCCAAGGCAACCTGATCCGTCGCGCCTAACCCCCTAACCCCACCCAAACACACAGCCTGCCGGCGAGAGTCGGCGGGGAGGATTTGCTATGACTACTGAAAACCCGACGTACTGGTCAGATAACGAAGAAGACTGGAACTGCGACTGCCTCATAGATTTGCTTGCTGGCAATGACGAGCTAAAGGCAGGGGACACGGTTTACTTCGGCACAGGAGTAACCCCGCCAGCCACTGCCTTTATCAGTGCAGATGACGTTCTCGAAATGATGGGCGAACGCGCTTACGACAACTTCGGCGAGCACGCCGAGGACTTTCCATGCGTGACGGCCGAGGCGAAGGCAGAGCTCGAAGCGATGCTGAGCGATTGGGTGAATCGCCACTGCCACCCAACCTTCTACCGGATAACAGACGTGACCGAATACGTGCTTACGGAAGAAGACATTCAGGACGCCAACGCCTAGCCCCAATGCGGGAGGAGATAGAGATGACAGACAAGACCGATGCCGAGTTCGAGGCTTGGTGGATCAAGCAGCCCCACCGCGAGCAGTTCGAGGACGTGAAGGACCAGATGCGCAACGTGCGGGCGGCGTCGCGGCGGGAGTTGGTGATTGAGCTGAACGATATCTCAATGAGCCAGTACGCCAGCGTCTCGTCATTCAGGGCTGCTGAGACCATGCGAAAAGAAGACCGCGCCGCCATCGAAGCAGCCGGCGTAACGGTGAGGGGGTGAGGGATGGGCGCACGAGAGAAACCGCAGCCAATCGAAGGCCTGCCGGTCGACAAGGTGTACGAGAGGAAGTTGGCCGAACTGATCGGCACGACGCCGAAGGCCCTAGAAAGGAAGCGCCAGCGCGGGGTGTTGCCGCATGGCGTATGGGAGAAGGTTGACGGCTGTATCATGTACAGCCTGGAGAGGTACAACGAATGGGCAGAAAAGCAGTGGGGCTCCCCCAAGGCGTCGAAATCGCCGGAAGCTCCGTCCGCATCCGATTCACATGGAAGAAAGAGCGACGCTGCGAAACGCTCCCCTATCCTCAGACGCCCAAGGGATTTGCAGCAGCAGCAGGTTTACGTGCTCAGGTAACCCAGCTGATCAAGCTCGGCATGCTCACGGACGACAAGTATGCCGAGCTGTTCCCGAACTCGCGCTACACCCTCGCCCGCATCACGCCGACCTTCGGCAACTTCACCCAGACCTGGCTCGACAGCAAGCACATCGGCTTTCACACCCGGCGCAACTACCTTCGCGTGCTCAACAAGTACTGGATGCCGCATTGGGCGGACCGGAGGCTGGACGAGATCTATCCGTCAGACGTGCGCGCGCTGATGAGCCGGCAGGACTGGAACTCCATCACCGACCGCAACGCTGCAGTGCAGGCGGCCAAGGCCATCTTCGCCGCCGCGGTGCTGGACGGCATCATCGCGGAGAACCCGATGCGCTCGGTTGAGCGGGCTCGTGCTCCTGAGCGAGACATCGACCCGTTCACGCCGGCCGAGCGTGACGCGATCCTGGCCGACCTTTACGCGCACCAGACCGGCGCCAGGCTGACCTATGCGTCGTTCTTCAAGCTGGCCTTCTACACCGGCATGCGGACTGGCGAGCAGCTGTCATTGCGCTGGGCTGACGTGGATCTGCCTGGCCGATCGATTCGCGTGCGCGCCACCCTGGAAAAGGGCGAGGTGCGGGAGAACACCAAGACCAAGCGTGTGCGCAAGGTGCTACTGGTCGACCAGGCTGTCGAGGCGCTGCGGGAGATGCAGCAGCTCACCGGAGGCGGCGAGTTCGTCTTTGCGCCCACCAGCGGCAAGGATGGCCACATCACCAACGTCGTGAGCACCGCCTATCATCTGAAGCAGAGCATGAAGCGGCTGGGCATCCGTCCGCGCCGGCAGTACGATACCCGGCACACCTATGCGACCGTCTGCCTGTCCGCTGGAATGGCGCCGGCCTTCATCGCGCAGCAGCTTGGAAACAGCATACAGACGCTGCTCAAGCACTACGCGAAATGGATCAACTCGAGCGCCGATTGGGCCGAACTGGACAAGCTGAAAACGCCGAATCGGTACGAAATTGGTACGGCGGCGCCAAGCGAAGCGACTGAGCCCGCGCAGCAGTAA